GCTTTCGTACTGGTATTTTAATCTAGGTATACCAGAGTCGTCAGCAAACTCAACCCTTACTTGAAATCTTTTTATCTGTTTGTGGTTCATCTTTTTGGAATGGATTCTCGTAAATTTCCTTGACGATACCACGGTTGATATCCCAGTCTAGATAGAAATTAAAATCATGACCGTGTCTATTCTTGCGAGAGACAATCTCAATCATATTAGTTTGTGGGTATCTGTGAACGGCTAAAGCCATATCAGCATCATACTCAATTGCTTTTGACCAAGCCACTTGACTCATCATTGGCGGATTATCTTGATCAGAGATATCGTCTGCTGTAGCAGCGGTAATATCAATAATAGGAATGTTGTTAGATACTGCAAGCATCTTAAACTCACGAGAAACGTTTCTATTTCTTTCTACTTCAGAGTTAGAACGCTTGTTGTCATTGAATAGCTGGTGGTAATCTAAGATAACCAAGTCTGGCTTGTGCTGATCTATCTTACCTTGAATGGTTGCAGGAGTAACCTCTGATGCACCTTCATTTGAAATAAGAACAAAGCTATTCTTTCCCTCAAACTTCTTGTTTCCCCAGTTACGAAAATCATCAATGTTAATATCACCCTTTGACAAATCGCTTGCACGGAATATACCTGAGCCAAGCATAGTAAAGATACGGTCACGCATATTCTCTGGAGACATTTCAAGGGATACAATCATTGGCTTAAACCCTTGCTCCCATGCTTTGCATGCAAGGTAAGCAGTAAACCAAGTCTTTCCTTTTCCTGGCCAACCAATAGCAACAATTAAATGTCCTGGTGCCATTCCAGTTGGGTAAGCCTTATCAATTGCATCAAACCCAGTTAGGATTCCTGGTGCTCCACCCATTACAGATGAGCGGTCTTTAACTGACTGATAATGTCGTGCTGCATTTTCAACATCAACAATATCTAAATCTCTTACGTTGTTTGTGTAACGGCTTAAGCCAGCAAGGTCACTTTGCATTTGTGCAAGAACTCTAGATGCTGCATCTTCTTTAAGTGCAGATCCACCACGCATAATAATTGTTTTAAGTTTGTTTGAGATAAATTCATTCTTTAGAATGTCTAGGTAATATCCAGTCTCTGCTTTAGCCTCAACTGGCTCAAAGTCTTTGTGTCGTTCCATGAGTACGCCTGCTTCTGGAACGGCTTTAAACTTATAGTAGTATGACTTTAGGCTTTCCCAGATATCTCTATGCGATGTAAATAAATCATCAACGTTGTCCGCAAGCAATGTGCTAATATCTTTATTCTTACATACAGCAGAGATTAATGTTGCCTCTGTATTCACTCTTCGCCCTCCACCATCTTCTTAGTCTCATTCAGCAGAATGCTACGGTTAAACTTATCCTTCTTAATTTCTTTATTCAATGCATCAATTCTGTCAAAGTTGTTGTAGAAGAAATTTAATGGGTGGCCAGTCTTGTTGGTAGAGAAATAATATATTAAAAGCTCTTTAGCACGTTGAAAGCCAACACTCTCAATGACATCATTCATAGCCCACTTCTCTCTAAACTTGTTAACAGTAAGGTCTTTATTATATTTCTCTTTATACAAGGACAGGTATAGTCCAATTAGGACGTATGGCTCTTTTTCATTTGCCACGCTTTAACTCTTCTTCTACCTCACGAGTCTTCTCAATAAGCTTGTCTTCAACAAACTTATATACTCTTTCTGTAGCGGTGTCTACATTTTCTCCGTCACGAATATCATCTTCAACTCCTACGCCAATCTTAATGCTTTCGTAGTTACCTAGGTTCCTAGTAAAGGACAGGTCTACTTTAACTCTCGTTGTCATTTGTGCTCCTTCTTAATATGGTTAGATAATGTTATGTGTGCAAAGTCAGATCGAACTTCAAGCTCTTTATTGCAATCAGGACATATTACAATTCTGGTACTTGCCACTACTCCGCCTTCCATACAGGAATAAACTTACCCTCTGAGCTCTTAGTATACAATATAATGTTGTGTTTGAGAAGCCCCAATAATTCAGCACGAGATGGCATATTATTTGAGTGTCCCGCATCTAAGATAAACTGGTGAATGTCTAGAATGTCCGATTCGCTAAATAAATACTTAGACCAATTTTCATTTGTAGGATTACTAATTGGATAAATTTTAGATGGTGTTTTTATTTTACCCTCAAGTATATAGTCGTGGATAGTTACGCTATGTTTATTTAAAAGTAATCCTACTTGCTTTATGCTGTAGGCTTTACCTAAATGTTTATATACCTGAGAGTAAGAGTATAGCACTCTCTTATGATCTGGATAGCACCAAGCAATAAGTTCGTCCTTTGATCTGGATGATCTTATTACCTTATGCACCTTATCGTTTAAGAAGAAATACCGTAGTTCTTTAAGGTTGCCGTTTCTTTTGCGTCTAACCATTTTCCAAAAGCACTCATTTCTTTGTTAACCATATTTCTTTTACCGCACATGATACAAAATAGTTCTATGTGTAGCTTCTGAGAAAAAACTCTATCTACGAAAACTCTACCTCCGCATTTGCCACACCACATTATAAAGTAAATACCTTTCCGTCCACAACGCAAGAGTAGTCTGTGGACACATGAATCATTTGAATGTGAGGATAATCATTTACAATATGTGCAATAGCAAAACCTTTTTGCCAGTCGTGGTGCTGAGTATACTTCATACCTGGCCCCTTTTCGTCACACATGTGACCAATCTCATATCCACGAAGGGTTTCTCCTTCACCATTGTTTCTTAATTCATATGTTACCATATGTGAAGCAATTCTATGTGAGTGTCCTCTAATTAAAGATACTTGTAAGTCTTCCATATCTTTTCTGACTGACCCAGTTGCCGATATAGAAATTCCATGGTGTACGTGCACATCACCGAAGCGACGTTTTGGTAAAGAGTCATAGTAAATATACTCATATCCTAATGAGTCTAGGCTCCACAAGGACTCTGGCGTAACTTCATTAATATACTCTGGAAGCTTAGCATCTACATAGTTAAACACTCTAATGTCATGGTTACCTAATGCAGAAAATAGCTGAGCGTCTGGAAGCATCTCTCTTGTCTTTGCATAAAAATCTCTTGCACCTTTTGCCTCATGGCGCATCATTGGAACAATAAGATCTCCACTTTCAGTCTTATGGTAATTTAAAAACTCTGCTGATCTTCCTTCTGTGTACTTACTGTAGCAGGCTTGATCGTCTGTATCTCCAAGGTAGTCCACAACATCTGGCTTAAACCATTTCATTACTTTAAACCATAGTGCAATCATCTTGTCATCTTGATACGGAAACTGCTGATCGGATGATAACATCCACTTTAAATCGTTGCTCATTTTCTACCTTAATATGTAAAAAAGTCACGGGTACGTGACTTTGATGTTACAATAATTGTAACATATAGGACTATATTGTCAATATTATGAGTGCTGAATTACTAAGAAATAAAATCTAGTAGACCCTGCGGTGTACCCCGTTGGCTGAAACACCTTACATTGTGCAGATTTTGGGCCAACTGAGCTTTTTACAACATGCGCTTCGTTATGAGATATTCCTGGTTCACGAACTGGAGTTAATAAAATAGACTTAGGGCTTGATGTTAAATCGGCACCCGCGTAGTTGATTGTAAATGTAGCAGTCTTACCTGGCTTTATATCTACTGGATCGCTTATGCCACCGTAAATTTGTGGAATAACAATATTTGAAGTGCTTGTATTGTCAACTTTAATTGTTGTACTAGAGGAACCAAACTGAGGAACCTTTGCTTTTATTTCCGCAAGAGATGTTTCTAGCGCACCAAGTTTGGCTGCGTCAATTGGTTCTCCATCATTAAATGCCATTATATTTTCTCCTTATGCAGGTAAAGAATCTTCGTAATCTTTTATTGCTTTTTCTTTGTCTTCTTTTTCTTGCATTTGCTGAGTTATTTCAGCACGTAATATAGCAATCTGTGTCTCATAGTTTGAGACAATTTCACCAATGCGCTGTTGTAACGCAGTTATAATTAATTCTGCTTTGTCTGCCAATTTATGCCTCTTCTACGGGGTATTTAGCAAGCTCTGTTGTTAGAGCCGCAATTTGAATTGCGTTATCTGCAAGAAATTCTGTATATTTTGCTAGAACTTCTTCATCTGGATCAGCTTTAGCATTTTCAACAACCTTATCTATTTCAAGACTAAACTTATTGTAGTTTAAATTTTTTAACCTTGAGTTTACTATTGTTGCTTTTTCTGCATTTGTTAGTGATGTTGTCATTTTGTTCCTCCTTTCATATTATAGCATTTCAAGCATATTAGTCAAGGCTTTTATCTTAGAGTTAACATCTTCTAGGCTATACTCTGATTCCCCCGCTAAAATTAGATTCCTAAGACCATTTAAATACTTTATCCTAGAGGATACCATATATCTCTTATACTCAATCTCTTCATTATTCATTATATGTTTGTGCTCCAAGTTCCAAAGTAGACGGTGCCATTTGTTCCCATCATGATTACTCTTGCCCTGGCATATCTGGCAGAGCTTGTAGCTGCTGTATTTTCTGTTGATCTTATTCTAAATGCCCATACTGTTCCTGCTGCTGAATAAGGGTATGGTGTATTTACTGGATAGGTCATGTATTTTGTTGTATTTCCCTGCAAGCCGTCGCCAGAGCCTCCTCCAGCATATGTTCCAGTGTTTAATGGCGTAGTGGTTGTGCTATTTGTAGTTCTAATTTGCCATTCCATTCCTATAATATAGGAAACATCTCCAGAAACACTTGGGTAGTCAGAGTACCAAGTAATGCTGGTACCGCTTCTTACAAATCCTAGTTGATTATTGCTAATTTGTGGTGGCCCAGAAGATGGTGTTACAAATGTGGCGACAGCGGGACCAACCTGCGTAGAGCTTGCCTCGGTAGAAGTTCCTGCAGAGTTGCTCGCGGTAGCAAATGCCTTAAAGTAATTTGGAACGTCGCCTGATACAATAGTGTATGTGCCAGAGGCGCTAGACGTTGAAGCCCTAAGAGGATCACTAGTTAACACAGGGCTAGTTCCATTGTAGAGTCTTAAACTGTAGCTCGTCGGTGTATCAGCCCAACCTGACGTTGAGTAAGTTATGACGCTTCCAACGTTGTAGTTTCCAGTGTTTGTAGCTATTGAAACTGTTCCGCCTGAAGGTATTACTGGATTAAGGGACCACCATGCATAAAAAGTTGTAGTGTAAGTAACCGTCCACGAACCACCTGGATTTATTTGATTTGCGTAATTAAATACAGTTGTTCCATCTCTCCAGTATAAAAAAGTATATCCACTTCTAGTTGGTGTTGGGGACGTCACCGTAGTTCCACTATTTACTGTATCTGAAGCTGGTGATACTGTTGCTCCACTTAAATTTACGTTCCATGTTACAGTATATTGTGGTGCTGCTGGGGTAGCAAAGGATGTGTCGTTTTCAGGACTTACTAATTCATCATAGTTTCTAGTTCTAATTTTAATATAATATGTTGTGCTGGGAGATAACCCAGTTAAAGATATTGGAGTAGCACTTGAAGTCCACGTACCAGAATAAGATCCGCTAGATGCTCTATACTGATATTCAATAGGAGGAGAATATAAATAATTGCTACCAGCAGATCCAACTGTTACAGGTATTGACGCTGTTGTTCCAGCAGCATTGTAAGTAATAGTACCGAATGACGGCTGCCCTGGGGCAACGCCTGCTGCATATATGTATGATCCACCATCTCCGATTACGTTTGTGGCGGTAGATGTATTGGATGCTCTAACTCGAGCTCTCATGTAAGTATAATAATCAAATCCTCCTGATGGTATTGGGCTACCCCAACTAACAGACTGAGATGTTGAAGATGTGTATGAAGATGCTGCAAATGATTGAACGGTGGTCCAAGTGCTATTATTATAACTTCCTTCGTATTCAATTTCGTATCGAGTAGCATTCGTTGAAGCATTCCAGGACAAGGACGTAGTTCTTACAACTCCTCCAGCACTACTAGATGGAAAATTCTTAACATATGATATTGTATTAAATGCTTGAGGCGTGGTATCTGCCACAATTGCAGATACTGCTGTTACCTGATTTAATCCATTAGTAAATAAGCCTACGCCTATATCGTAATCTGATCCTGTATTAAATGCGGTTTCTTCTGCAATTATATAACTTCCAAGATCTGCTTGCTGCACAACATAAGAGTATGATCCATTAGCGGAAGTAATTTGAGTTCTTCCCTGCCCATTATATATAGATGTATTGCTGCTAGATTTATACCAATAAACTGTATTTCTAGCAGCATCTGGCTTATAGGCTTCAGTTGTATTCCAAGCAGAGCCTATAGATAAAGTAGAACCCACGCTAGCAGTTCCATTTATTACAAATGTTGTATTTATAGGAGTTCTTCTTATTACTCTGATTTTTCCATAAGTATCTTTTGAGTCCGCCGTATTGCTATAAAGAGCATTTGAAGCATTTGCAGTTATTTTAAAAGAAATATACTTGCCATCTACGGCAGAGGCATCTGAAAAAGTACTTATTGTTAAGGCTCTAGAAGGAGAAGAGTATACTCCAGTTCCTAAATTTCCAAGCAAATCGTAGTCTCCTGGTTGATTTGCTGGGTCAGAATAATATGGCCAAGTATAGGTAAAAGAAGATATGGTAAACCCATTAGCATCCCAGGTACCATTTCTTCCATAATATGTTGTACCTATTCTAATTGGTACACCGTCATAATATATTGGTGTAGATCCACTTGCAGTTGTAGTTATATATGGATCTGTTATGGCAAATACTCCAGATGTTGGCCATACTCTTAGCCAGCCGACGCTTGTATTTTTAATCCATATAACTTTGGCGGCAGACCAAGTAGCGCTTAATCTTTTAATATGTATTGCTATAGCTTTTTTCCATCTGGTGGTTCCAGTTGTGCTCGCTTTAATCCATATATCAGACATATTTTATTTTACCATTTCCTACTAATATTGTATATATATGTCGCCTACGTATCCGCTAGCATCGCTAGTAGATTTTACTGCTGTTCCAGCACTGATATTTCTGGCAGATGCAATTGTAATTGGCTGATTGTATAGAAGGCTTAACCCAGCTGCTATATAAACGCTTCCACTTTGCATATTTAAATAAGTTGTTGGGCTTCCAGCTGCATTACTTAAGCCAAGGGTTATACCAGACGGACCAATGCTTTGGTACCATGTGCTTGCTGGATAGCCTACGGTGCCTTCTCTAGTGCTTCCAGATTGAATAATAATTTCACTTCCGCTATTAAATGAATACATTTGTCCAGATGTGTTGTTGTCTCCATCTAAAAACTCATATGCGGCATTGCCTCCATTTATTCTAATACCGCCAAATAGCGCACCTACATTTTGAGTATATAGTGCTCCTGATGTTAAATTAATATTTCCTGTTACAGATAAGTTTCCCGTTATGGAACCAGAGCCAGCATTTACTTCTCCAGTAAATACACCATTATTCGCATAAATTGTTCCTCTTATAACAGCAGTGCCATTTGGGCTAAATGAAAATCCAGGACCAGTATTTCCAGCAATTGTTACGTTAGGACCAACAATACCTTCTATTGGATCAATTGTTATTGAGTTCCCTCCACTGGGAGTTCCGTTTGTTAAGGTTGCACCTTTAGTTAAAGTTATTCTTGGAGTTCCTGGATTTAGGGTCATGTAGTTGCCAACTCCAGAATTAAGGGTTCCAGATGTAACTACGTAATCACTTCTTAACTGTGTAGAATTAATTGTCCAGCTGCCAATTGTTCCACCATTTGCGGTTATTAGTCCAGTAGAAGATATGCTAAAGTTAGTTGCAGATAAACCTGATGAGTTTAATGTAATTCCACCAATAGTTCCACTTGTTCCAGTTATACTTAATCCAGATAGGCTTGTTGTAGCGTTTATGCTAGTAGCCTCAATGTTTCCTCTTACTGTCAATACACCACTTGCATAGGTTATTCCGCCATTACCTAATCTTACTCTTCCGTCTGCATATATATAGTCTCCAGTACCAGAGATGTAAATTCCATCATTTGTACTCTCTACTTCAGTTCCAATAGATACTGTCGGTCCAGTTCCAGCGGTAACTGTTCCACTAAATGTACCAGAACCGTTTATTAGTAAATCAGTTCCATTAAATCTTAGTTTGTTTGCAAGCGAAAATCTTCCAGTATTGTCTGCATAGAATGGTGTGCCAACGCTGTAATAATTTCCCGCACCTATAAATATTCTTGATTTTACAGAATATGTTGAAGGTGATGCAAGTTGTTGGTCTGTCATTATAACGGGTGTAAGAATACTTGAAGCCAGTCTAATTCTATTTAATGAACCAGATTCACCAACGCTTATTGTTTTATTAACAAACAATAAATCTGTTGTCATTTTATCTGCGGTGATTTCACCAGCTGTTATGTGATTAGCATATATAGCATTGCTTGCAATATCGAACTGCCCAGTTCGAGATGCAGTAAATGGGCCTATGGGTGTAACTGCTGCACTTGAAACTCCATCTGCATCTTTTGCTCTTACGGCAAAATAATAATCTGTTGCAGTTGTGGGGCTTGTCTCTGCTGGATAAGCTATTGCAGTTCCATCTTTTAATGAATTAATTACCGCAAATGTTCCGTTTATTTCCATTACTAAATTTGCTGGATCAACAATGCTTGTACTGTTTACTGTTTTAACATAAACTTCATAGGTTACCTGATCTGGATTATCAATATCTGACCAGTTTAAAGCAAATGCCTTAAATAAAGATTTAACAACAATTGGTGGCTCTGCGCCAGTGTTTGGATTTTTAGTTGGAACATTTCCATCGCTTATTGCTCCTGATGCATTTAGCGTTACTGTTCCAATAGTGTGCTGTGTACTTAGTGCATTTGATCCGCTATATCTTGTAGTTACTCTTACACGATAAGCCGTGCTTGATGTTAGCCCTCCAAAGGATACCGTGGTTCCTTTGCTTTCTACTGTTTGAAGCACGTTGGCAAATGTTGTATCGGCACCAAGTGTTATTTGTACTCTATAAGAGTCAACATAAGTGTCTGCAGACGCCGCCCAAGATACATTAAGTATAGAGTCTGTGGCTGAAAAAGAAAGTGATCCAGTAACTGTGCTTGTATTAGATCTGGTATCAGTAATTGTAAATGGTGCTGGAGAACAATTAATATAACTAGATACATTTTTTCCATCTGTTGTTGCAACTGATAATGTGTATGCTTGACCAACAAAAAGCCCTCCAGTTATATATAAGTTGGAAAGAGCTGTTGTGCTATTAAATGTTTGAGTCCATGTATTTGTGCCTCCAACAATCTTAACTATATATCCTGCAAAATCTGTAGGGATTGTTGAGTTTGTTACTGCTACATTTAAGTAGCCTAACTGACCACTAGAGTCTTGCGGGTGAACTCCGCCACTTACAACCCCAGATGATATTGCATTTGGAGCAACAGTGTCTTCTGTTACAAGATTTGTAATTGTAATTGTAAATGTATTTGTTGGATCTCCATTAATACCAGAGGGTGTAACTGCTATTAGACTTACTTGATAAACCCCTGCTACAACTGAAATGTTTTTTGTTCCAGCGCTAAAGAAACTATCTGCTACTTTGCCAGTGCCGTATACTCCGCCTATAATATAGATGTCTACCCGTTTTGTATTTGCTGGAAAAGTAGAAAGTGTTACTGGAATGTTTCCTATTGCTGTTGCAGGTATAACCACTGAAGGGGCGCTGGGAACGTCTTCTGTTGGTGTGCTTATCTGATAACCTGGAGACCAATCACTAAGTGTGTCATCTTCTAAAACCCATTGAAACTTAAATGAATATGTTCTGTCAATTTTTAATCCAGTTACTTTACGAAGAAAGTAATTAGTATCACTACTAGTTACTGGAACAATGGCTAGGTCTTTTAATGCATCTGACATTTAAAACTCCAGCGCTAGCTTGTATTCTATGTCTACTTGTCTTCCAGAAACTTTTGTCAGGATGTCTGTTCCAGTTAAAACTGACCTGCTAATTAAACCATAGTAAGGATCAAATGTATCTTCGTCATTAATTCTAATACTGTCAAGGTATACAGTTGTGCTTCCTCCAGCTCCCGCTGTGGCTTCCACGCCAACCTTAACAATAGATGCAATGTCTGGCGGTGTTGCTGTTGTATTGGCAAATAAATTATTTAAAGTCAATGATGTTATCTTATCTCCAGTCCCCGACTCTGGAGTAAAATCAACCCAGCAGTAAGATAAGTCTGAGCTATAAAATTTTACTCTAATTCTTGATAAGTTTGTGTCCATCTTTTTGTATGCAATTGCTATGCTGTCATTTACGCTATAGCCAGAAAGGTCGTAAAAAGTTTGTGAATTATTATACTCTTTTGATGTACTGGCAGTTGCCGTAATGCCAATCATGTTCTCTCCAATTTTAGATTGAAATGAACCTGAGTTATACGTTATTTGTGGGTTAAATGATCCATCTGTCCAATTTAAATTGTTATCAAACGATGTTATAAATTGGCTATCAAAACTGTTAGTAGATTTTCTTGCACCTGGGTACAAGCCGATCTCAGATATTACTCCAGAGATATCTTGTGGGATAGTTGCAGAAAATATTGCTGAGTACGAAGAAGCATATCCTCCCGAGGTGTATGTTCCTGTTGAAGAAGATGCAATTGTAAATTGAGAATTTGATGCAGATGTAACCAATGCCGATGAAACATTATACTGTGTTGGCACTACTCCTGTTATTTTAATTGTCTGACCTGGACTAAAATTATTTTGTGCAGTATATGTTACTGCTGATCCAGAAGCTGACAATCCTGTTATGTCTGCAGATCTAATGTCTATGCTGCTTAATGTTGCGGGCAATCTATAAAATTCAAACTGTAGTCTTGTGTCATTGCCTAACTGATTTACAGCATTGCTTCCTATCCCAAGAGCTAGATCTTTGGTTGTAAAATCAACTAAGCCTGCTAGATGACTTGTTAAAAATCTTTTGCCAAACTTTGTTATCATAATAGCTCCACTCTTGCGTTTATACCTTTTAGTTTTTTACCACTTGAATTTTTAATTTTAAATATAACTTGAACAGATGGATTGCCTGCCGCATCATATACAACATCCTTTGATAAGACCTGTATATCTGAAAGGGATGGTGCTGCTGCAACCTCTGAAGGTTTTGCTTCAGCTGCCGCCGCCGCTGCGGCTGCTGCTTCTTCTACAACGACTATGGTGCCATCTATTTCGCTATACCCAATATCTCCTGAAGACAGGTACATTGCTCCAACTGTGTTTCCAGGTATTACTTTTTTATAGTTAGGGCCTAGGTCATTATTTTCTGGAGAGTTTGAGTACAAGGCAATAGGTGCGTCTGCCGTAACGCTGGTTGTAGATACTCTATCTTTTGCCATATTTTTATTATACCATTTACAGACTACAATGTCCTAGCTGTAATTGATGTCTCCAATCCCTCATTAAATGAATTACTTACATTCATAACAACAAATTTTTGTGTCCCGTCTAAGCTGTTTGAAGGATAATTAATTGTTATTATATCTCCAACTGATACTAGGGGGTTTCCAAACACTTGCATGTTTATAACAGACTGTTGTTTTGACCACAAATCTTTAATCCAATTAGACACGGCCTTAGCATCATCTTCTTTTTGTATCCAAGAGGACTGGAAGATTACTGGTTCTGGATTTGAGTACTCATTTATAGTTTTGTCTGTATACTCATGCTGACCTGATGTAACTACATAGTTACCGATAACGCTAAATGAATGCATAGATGAATCGTCTAGCGGCACCCATGTTCCTGCATTATTTATTAAATACACTTCAGCCCCAAAAGATGTGAGCCTAGATCCTAGCACATTTATAAATTTGTTTATCCCAAGGCTTGGGTAGAGCGGATAACCTGGTCTTGATTCATACTTAATGCTAACTTTTCTAAGCTCTCTGGCAACCGTGCCAAACTCTTCTAGCTTTCCGTTTGTAAGGCTTGTTTTATTAAAATTGCTTAAAACTTTTTCTCCATATAGGAAACTTAACATTGTATTGTTAAATTGCCCGTTGTATACATTTTGCAAAACCCCTGATAGATATTGAGATTCCTCAAGAGGCATTGCGTAAACATAATCATAATATGCCGAGCCCGTGGTGGCACACATAGACACATTTGGTGTTATGGGAAGAACTACGTCTAGTGGATCTGTGCTTGTAGTAGAAGTAACATCTGTTGCTGTTATTTTAAAGTTATTAATATAAACATCAATTACTCTTACTCCAGTCTGACATTTTACCTTTATATCCACTTTGTATGAAGTTGCGCCTAGAATTCCAGTCAGTGTTTTTGAAATACCCTTTTGAGTATCATTAAGCTTTTTAACTCTTCCATTGACTACTTTTATTATTTTTACTTCTTGATCATCGGTTTTATCCATATTAGATGTTGTTTGCATAAGAACATAGTACCCTGACATTCCCAGCAAGTCTGTAAAAAATCCCATACCGCCTGATGCATTAACATCAGAAATGCTACTTTGAAAAAACATTCCAGTGCCAAAAGTGTAGTGTGAATAGGATGTTGAAATTTCAAAATTCTTTGCTGCTATTGAAAATGCAGCAGGGTCTTTTGAATTGTTTGTAACTCTAAACAAAGACTTTTCAACTTGTCTGTTTCCACTAACCGCCGATGAAGACCCAGTAACATATTGAACTGGCACTGCTGTTTCATCTGAGCCAGTGTCTGCATTTGCTGTATTGTCTACCTTAACTCCGTTTCCAGAAGCGTCTGTTCCAGTTGATCCTGGGGGTATTAAAACTTTTGTTGCAGTAGAAACAACTCCCGTAATTGGATTGTATGCTGGCATAGTAAATGTATCTGTAATATACGGACCATATACCCCAGACTGTGCTGCTGCACTATGTGCTCTTACTCTAATGTTATATCTAGTTCCTGGAACTAACCCGCTTTTTGTTATAGTGGTTCTGTCTGCAGATACAGCAACTGTATCTGCTAATGTTGGGAAAACAAAATCTGGGTCAGTAAAAGTCATAGTTGTCCCCGATCCACCAAAGCTTCCTGGAGTTGCAGTTGGATGTTTAATAATAATTTTTATTGATGTCAACGATGTGGTCTCTATACTTATCCATGGGATTGTGTAGTCTGCTGGTACTGAAGCGGTACCAATTCCGCCACCTCCGTCTACTAAATTAAATAACTGTACCATTACATTGACCACCTAACTTCATATCCGCTCCATGAATTTAGTATAGTTGATGCCGCAGCAAAATGATCTGCAGGTGTTGTATTAAATGCACCTCTTGTTTTAATCCTATATTTCCCTGTTGGTTGGTAGTTTGCAGAACCAACATTTGAAAGCCCTAGATATTTTAATACATCTGACTCTGTTGTTATCCAAACCTGTGTCTTATTTACTCCCGAAGTATACTCATATTGAATTGCATCATACTCAATAATTTCTGAATCAATTACAAGGTATCCGTTATACTCGTATAGAACTCTTTTGCTTTCATAGCTGTTGACTGTGATTGGAGAAAGATTTAGGTATCCGCCTTCTCCTACAGATACTGGCAGGTCCTGATCAAGTGAAAGAGCACCCATTGAAGTATTGCCAGATTTCCATAGTGGCTGGGAATTGCCAGTAAACTCTGAAGTAGTTACGCTATTCCATAGCACCTTAACTTGATTTGCACTTGCTAGTTCATTCTTAGAAAAAGAAATTATGTTTGGCAGATTAGATCCATTTGCGTTATATCTAAATGCCCAGTCTACGTCTTTTGCTGAAGAAAACATATAATCTCTTGTGTAAAATTGAAGCACGTTGTTCTCATCAAATATAGCTGTCATTTGAGAATCTCTGCAAAGCTCTTGTATTGCACTCCATACTGGCTTGCTATCATCTGTCCACCAAAACTTTGGTGTAAATATTGAAGTGTCTGTTGCAGACATATTAAATTTATAGTTTACAAATCCTACTGTATCAAGTAGTCTTCTTAATATTGCAGTAGTTGAATACCCTTCGCAAATAATACTTGGGGCAATTACTTCTTGCAAAATCTTTGCTCCATCAAGAGCAGTTAAAGATATGTCTCCGTACTCTGAAGACGACCAGTTATCTAAATAGAATACGCCTTGATTAATCTTTTCATAAGTCTGATCGGCATTGTATAGTTTATAGTATGGGTTTACCTCAACCTGCTTATATAGATAAACCTTAGAGGCATCAAGTGTAAATGTTTTATCAAAGGAAATTATTTTGCGTGTAGTCTCATATGATACAAGACCCAAAGATAAGGAGTTTGCTGAAACCTTTCCGATTGGAAGAATGTCTTCTGAACTGGTAGAAGATTCTTTTGAGATAGACATATCTGTAATAGCATCTGATATATCAACTACCCATTTTGCACAAAGCTCAATAACACCAATGTATTTTCCTGAAACTCCTCCTGTAGTCAACTTTAATGAGGTTATGCTTACTGGGACACCTAGCACTGCTGGCTCTGTGGTTACCCATGCTGTTCCATTATAATAAATAGTTAAAGTTCCAGCATCATATGTGCTAGCACCAAATGCTTTTATTTGTGCACTTGTTCCGCTTGCAACAGAAGATCCATTTAAAAATATGTTCCAGGTTCCTGGGGTTGAATGAGATATTTCAAATCGTGCAACAACTTTATTGGTTAGAACTGTCTTACCTGCATAAGTAATAGTTAAATCTGTTCCTGTGCCCAGTGCGCTTAGCCAGTATTTGTAATATGTATCTGCGCCTGGGTAGTATGTTCTATAGTATAATGGATATGTACTAGATCTTGGGTCTCTATATGTTCCCGACCCAACATCTCCTGTGATTCCATATTTAACTCCCGCCCCAATTGGTCGGTTAGCCTTGATGATTGAATCTACGGGAAATAGCTTTTTAAAAGGCTTGCTTCCATCTGGCTTAACAATATCTGCGCCAGTGACAACAATGTTATCTACAAGTCTATTCATGTTGTACTCAATGGTACATCCTACATTTAAGTTTAAGTTTGTGCTTTGCTCAAGCTTTGTTTTTGCTGCGGGGCTTGCATATACTGGCATTAGACTTCATCCATGCTCAGGGATACGTTCCAATGAGGCTGTAAGCCTCTTTTGGCAATTGCAAAGCTGCAGTCTGTAATAACAACTGCATACTCTTCGTATCCAGCAGACTCTTGAGAGACTCCATTTTTTGCTATGTTTAATCTAATTTTAAAACTACCTTGTCCCTGTTCTCCTAGGTAGAATGATCTTAAGTCTTCTGCTCCCCATGCACCGTCCACGGTTAGAGTTCTATACGATGGAAGCATTTCCCATGATGTTGAAAACTTACGCTTGTCTTTAATAAAATTCTTTCTTAAGGTGCCATTTGAAGTTCTAATTACTTTTTCAATTCTTTCAACATTAATATCAAAAGCGCTTCTATTATGCTCTGTAACCTTGTTCCATTTATCAACAGTTCCTGCGGGGGTTGCTAAAAGATCCTTAGCTTCAATGCTAAAAATTGATCCTCTTGGTAATGTTAGTGCCATTAAACTTGTCCCCCCACTGATCTGGATCTTCCTTCTTTTGCATGAACTAAGGCCATCTCTGTTTTAAATCTTCTCATTACATCATCTGCAGTTACGTTAGTTCCATTAAGCGCAATGTTAATTGCGTATGAATTATTATTATAAGAGCTATTAACTCCGCCACGCATTCCTGTTACATCACCGCTTGCAATATTGTATTTAGGCATTGTATCCGCATTTGGATAAACAACTCCGCTTACCTTTGGTGTAAATGGCATAAAGCCTTCTTGCTGTGCACCCAATGCATTAATTCTATCATTTATTCGGTATGTTTGTCCAGCAACTACTGGACCTCCCAATGCTTTTCCTAAAACTGCTCTAGGCCCGACGTTTGAATTCCATCCGTCTGATACGTTGTATACCTTATCATTGTAGGTAAACTTATCTCCACGATTTAGTTTCTTTTCAACAATAATGGAATTTCTTACTGATTCCTTAAGGCTTCCATCTTCCTTCAGCATGTTCTTTAAATCTCCACTGTAGGCACTTTGATTGGCTTTTATTAGAGCAGTTACATCTTCTGTTTTTAGCTTAAGGCTCTTATCAATCTTTCCACCCATTGCTTCAACAACCATTTTAAGATTTGCTCCGCCAGTAATATCTTTTCCAAGTTTTTCAAAGTTTGCTTTTGCCCCGACTGCTATTTCAGAAACAAGCTTATCAAATGCTCCTCCAGCACCAGTTGACATACTAGTCCCAGGCCCGCCTGGAAGACCGTAAATTTTTGTGCTTGTTGGTATTGCTTTATTTGTTTTTGAATTAACATACTCTGGAAATGCTTTTTGAACAGCATTAGAAGACTTCTCTAATGTCTCAAGAATAGTTTGAAACTTTCCCGCTAAAACCTTTTCGCCATCTGCTTTTTTAGTTGGATCCTTTAGGGCATTGTTTTCAATTTTATCTATTGCTAATTGTGCTAGCAAATCTTTTATGCCATTTATTTGTGCAAGCTGTTCTGTTTTTGACTGAGCACTATTTCCTGTTGCATTTATAAGTGCAGCAATTCTATCCTTTTCTGCTTGATCTTTATCAAGAATAGCTTGCTGTATAGCTTCTTCTTTCTTAGCATTTGCATCAATTTTATCCTCAGCTTTTTTGAGTTGGGTTTCTTTTGTTAGTTGAGCAATTGCAATATTGGCAGATTCATATGCATCTCTATCTCCACGGGCTAGGGCTGACTGAGCCTCTAGCTTTAACTTCTGTAGCTCAAGCTCAGTATTTTCGCTTTCTACATTAGCACGAAGAGCTTTTTTCTTTTCATCTGCACGATCACGAATTGCTTTAATTTCATCCTGAATAGCCTTAATTCTTGCCTTAGATAATCCAGCTTCTGTGTTTGAATATTTCTTTACTGCAGCCTCACCCTTTTTAATATCAGTTGTTAACTTATTTGTAGCAGCATTAGCAGTTGCAAGAGATCCAGTGGTGTTGGTATTTGCTTTAGATGAATCTGCAGCTAAAGCTAATGCTTGTTCATAAGCTGCAATTCCCATTGCCTGTTCTGATGTAATACTTTTTAAATCAATATTAACGCCAGCCAATAACACTCTCCACTTGGCATACATTCCAGCAACTGTATCTGTGCTTTTTAATATAGCAGCAAGCTCTGGTCTTTCTTTTTTTAGATTCTCAAGAGCTTTTTCTCCGAGCTGGGTAGTTGTTGCTCCTAGCTTTACAAGCTTTTCATATTGCATTGTCATTGCTTGAGACGCATTAATTGTTTTACCTTGAGCATCTTTTGTTCCAACTAGGGCTGCCGTTGCAGAGTCTAAGCTAGATATTACTGTGTCAATATTAGAAGCAAAAGCTTTTGAATCAACGGTATCAATTTCTTTAAGACTTTCTAATAGTGTTTTTACTATTGCTGTGGCGGCTGATCCCTTATCTGTTATTGCAGTAAATCCAGATGATGTTATAGCGCCCAGGCCTTGGCCAGCTTTATTTGAAGCCTCAATAATTGCATAAATTTTATTTGTTGCATCTTGAGCACTCATTCCAGCAGCAACAAATTGAGCCTTTAAGTTTGCAGCAAGATCATTGACGCTTGACGAATCGATACTATTAAATGTTCCTAGAAGTTCTGGCATTGTTTCTTTTGCAGTCTTTTTTAATTCTTTTAGTTGTGCAATAGTTAATGTTAAACCACCAACACCTGAAGGTGTCATGGATTCATATGCAGACATTCCAGCTTCTTTTTGAAGCTTTAATTGTTCTCTAACATCCTTTATTGAGTTGCCAATATTCTTATATGAAATACCCGCCTCTTTAGCACCCTTTTCAGTAATGCCATTAAGCATAATATGCTCTCTGCGTGTATCCTCAATTCCCTTTTGCCATTTTTGATATCCCTTGTATAGAAGATATAATGTGCCGATTACTGCAGCACCTGGCATCAATCTTGTTAAAAGTCCTGCTGCTTTTCCAGCTAGTGTCAGTGCAGTTTTAAATGCACCTGCGCCTGAATTTGCAGCTTTAAGTAGTGGTAATATTTTTTGAAATGGTAGCCATGGCAGAATGTTTGCTGCCGCCATTATTCCTGTTCCCGCTGTTCCACCAACTTGCTGGCCTAACATGCTTCCGCCCATCATAATACCCATTTGGGCTCCCATGCCCATGCCGCCGCCCTCTGGCCTACTCATCATTCCTTTTCCAAGATAACCTTTTTGAGTTTGAGATTTCATTCCCGCCCTGAAGCCGACAACCCCTTGTTCAAATCCCATCATGTCGTCAACGCTATAGCCCGCGTTCATTAAGTGCAGTGCACCTTCATTTTTTCTTGTTCCAGATTTTGTAACAACAGACTCCCCTGGCTCTAGCAGAGCTGGAACACTATCTCCGCCACCGTACCCGTCGAGCTTTATAACACCATCTTTAAATGGTCTTTGAACAAGACCTTGATTTCTTGCAAAAGCATCAGACCCTAAGCTATTTGTAACACGAACCATAGAGGGCTTGTATGAGCTATCTATTGCACGTACTGAAGCACGATTTAACATTTTCCCAAAGGAGGCTTCGTTCATTGGGCCTCTGTGATTACGAACTTGCTCATTTAATACTATAGCTGCACGTTCTGCAATCTGCTTTGCTACTGCTGGTTTAACTTTTTGATCTTTTAAAAATAGCAACAAGCTCATCATGTCAGATCCTGTAACTTGTCTAAAATCTGCTGCAGTTGCTGTTCCGTCTCTTAGTCCTTCGTTAAAACCTTTTCTGTTTTTGATAAATGTAGTTGGAACAACTTGAAGAGCGTCATGCTTTCTGGTGGACGCTGACATTTGTATTCCATACTCATCATATTGATCTTTTCTTAAAACTGGACTTGAGCCTTGTCTGTCTAGGCCCCTGGTTGCTTTTTCAATTCCTGGGCCGTAGCCATGAACTATATATTCATCATCTTGGCCTACACCCTTTTTTGTTGGAGTAATTCCATATGCTTGCATTTCTGGATCATCATAGACCTTTGATTTTCTTTTAGACAATGTTCCGTAACTTATCCCTGCACCCTCTTGTGCACCCGCCCTTGCAGATCTTCTTTTTGTTGTTTTTAATCCGCCTATTAACTTTGATCTTTGTGCAAATTTTGCTAACATCGCTGCTGCTGCCAACTTGGCCATTGGGCTTGCGTATCCTCCACGGTATCCTACTGTGCCTTCTGAAAATTTCTTTGGCATTGTTGTTTCAATACTATATGGTGCGCCAAATGTTTTAACCCCTAGTCCGCCTGCAATTTTATTAAGTAGGCCCCTTGTTCTTCCTGGGCGAGCAAGCTCTTTCATGTTTGACTTGCCAGACCTGTCCACCACTGGTTGATTTAATAGTGGCACTGAGTTTAAGGCAATAGATCTACCTTGTTGTCCTGCAATATTTGTAGCAGCTATTCCCATTGATGCTTCAATTTGTGCATTTAATGAAATAATTTTTGCTCTAGCTTGATCTATTGTTATTTTGCTTGCTTGCAACTCGGCAACAATTGCTGCTGATTCTGCTGCTGCTTGCTGTGTAAGTCTTGTCATTTCTGGAAGTAGTGCTTGATATGAAGCAGAAAGTTCGTGTGTAATTAATCCCGTTCTACCTACTTCCATCTTTAATGCTTTTATTTCTGCTTCTGATTGCATTGCAAGTGCGCCTGTCATTGAATGCCATTTAGCAGCTTCTGTTGCAACTACTCCAGTTGAGGCCTTGCCAATTCTTGTAAGTCCTGGAACATCTGGCAAATCTGAATTTGCATAAATCTGTGGGTTGTTACCTATTGTCTGATTAACTCTTGGTGCTCCAGGTACAACTCCAAATATTGATTGTCCAGTCTTTTGATCTGCTGTCATTCCGCCGACTGGGTTCATGTGAGACATTGATCTTGTATCTGTCGGGCTTAGCATTGGGTGGTTTGGATTAACTACTCTTCCAGCAACACCGTTTACAAAATTATTTAATGCTGGAGCAACTGATATAGCTCCTGATTGTGCCTTAGATTGCAATACAGTAAACTCTGCTACTAGTCCTTCAATTGCTGTTTTTAATACTGTTGCTGCTTGTGCATCACTGTAGAATGTTTTCTCAACAAGACTTCCTGCTTTTTGTGCAGCAAGAATTTCTGGAGTAAGCATCTTCCAGCCTTCTCCACCTTTAAACAAAGCTTTAAAGTGAGAAACTCCTTTTATAACGTAGCCAAAGAAGTTGGCAAGCACACCAGTTAACATAATGACTGGTCCAATTACTGCAGTCAGCCCTCCAGCGAATGTTAAAATTTGCTTGATAGGTCCTGGTAAGTTAGTTGTAAAATTAATAATTCCATCAACAACATTAATAAAGAATGTTTGTACCTTAAGGAATTCTTCTCCTATGCCCGCTAGGTCTGCCTTTAATCCTTGTATTGCTCGATTATACTTTCCTGAAGCTGACTCTGTTACCATGCTTAATTCTCGGCTGGCTACATTTGCAAGATCTTGTGAGCTTGCCTTCATTAGATCCATTACCTGTAGCGTTTGGCTTCCTTGCTTTCCAAGGTTTGAAAACAAAGCATTCATTCTTGCAAATTGAAACTTTCCAAATAGCTGTTCAATTGCCTGTTGCTTTTGCAACGGATCAAGACTATCTAAAGCTTCCTGTAAAGCAGTTATTGTTCCTGTTAGATTTCCAGCATTTTGTGTAACTATACCGCCTAAATCAATTCCCATTCCTTTAAATTTTTCTGTAGCAACCTTAGTTGGGTTAATCAAAGACGCAAGAGCAGACTTTAAGGCGTTTGCTCCTTCTGATGCATTGATTCCTCCTTCTTTCATTGCAGTTAAATATAACGCAAGATCTTTAACGTTTCCGCCTAGGCCCATCATAACTGGTCCAGCCTTTGGAATTGCTTCAACTAAATCTGCAAGGCTTGTTGATGTTTGGTTTTCAACGGAGTTTAAAAAGTTAATTGATTCTGAAAGCTGTTCTGTATTTTGTTTAAAAGTTGTTTGAATTGCAAGGGTTGCCTTCATGGCATCCTGTCTATCTACTTCACCAAGTACTGCAAGTCTGCTTGTTTCTTTTACGGAAGAAAGCAATTCATTACCAGTTTTTCCTGTTGCTGCTATGTCTGCAGCAAGAGCAATTGTATCCTTAAAAGAAATTCCGTAGCCTTTTGATATCTCTGCTGCTGTTGCAGAAACTTCTGCTCTTATCTTAGAAAGCTCAGCTGATGATGTTGCTGCTACTCCGCCATAAACCTTTGTTAATCTTGTAAGTTCTGCATCGGCCATTCTAAATGCATCTGCTGCTGCTTTACCAAATGCTGCTAGCGGTACTGTTAGTCCGACTGTTAGCTGGCGTCCTGCCCACTGAGTATTCTTACCCCAGTTAATAAGCTGGACTCCGCCATCTTGAACAACCTTATTTAATATCTGAAGTTCTTGTCTTGCTATAGCCGTTTTGTTTTTTATATTATCTAGGCCTTGTGGTACCTGTACGTTGAACTGCATAAGCCCCTGAGCGTTTTTACCCAGGGGTTGGATGATGGCATTTTGTAGTGCTACTTGCTGTTTAGCAAGATCTCTAACAATTCCACCTGAAGTTTTTGTGTGCTCTTGAAAAGTTCTAAAGTAGTCTTTTAGCTTAAGTTTTCCACCATCAAGACTCTTACCAAACTTTTCAGTATCTGAAGTTAGTGTAACAAAGTGTGTAGAAAACTGCCCAGTTCTTCTCAAATTTTCTGAGAAAGACCTGTTCATTACCGCAACTTGATTTGCAAGCTTTGCGTCTGAAGCAATTAACTGAGCTTGTAGTTTAGATAGTGAGGCTGTAACCTTATTGACATCTGCAATAAGACCTGAGAAATCAGCATTGGCAACTATATTAGTTACAATATTTTCATCAGCCATTTATCTATACATTACTCCTTTGAATAACCTAAACCAGCTCCGATTCCAAATCCTGCATTTGCTGCTAACGAACCTTGTAATGAAAGTATATCATCACCTGATGCATTAATACCTAACGCTTTTCTTTGAATATCTTCAAAGGTTTTTCCTTCTTGAACTTCTTCTTCGTCTTCATCAATATTTATTTCTATACCTTTAAGTCCTGCTGCAAATTTTCTGTCTTCCGACTTTTGCTTCTTAAAGGATTTCAATGTTTGGATTAGCTCTGGCATTGAAAGACTTTCTTCTAGTTCTTCATAATTCTTCCAGTTTCCCAAAAGAAATACTTCACCCTCTAAAGCGGCTAAATCTAGTTCTGACCAGCCAGAACCGCTGCCGCTAGTAGGTTTGGGTCATCCATCTTAATCCCACCGCATACTTCAAGGATGCGATTTATTGTGGGAACATCAAGTGCGTCTTCTAGTGCGTCTCTATCTGCTACTAGGGCTGGAAGTTGCTTTTTCAGCGCAACTGCTACTGCATCAATTAATACATTTAGCGTTTCTGTTTCTGATGTTGAATCTGCCGCACCCTGTAGTGCTGCCATAAATTCTCTAAGCTCTTTAATGCTTAGTGGCTTTAGCTTAACTGTTGAGCCATCTTGCAGTGTAATTTCTTCTACACTATATACTGTATTTGCCAATTTAATCCTCCTAGGATCGTCTTAATTATTATAACATAAAGCATTTACAAGCACAACAATAAAGCCCCCATTTCTGGGGGCTTTATCTAGCTAAAATTAATTAGGCTGGTGTCCAAGTACGGTCAATAATCTTTCCGTATTCTGAACCTGTGTAACCTGCGTCTGGAAGCAAACGAAATGTTACTGGGAATGATGTAGCAGTATTACGTGCAAGTGAGAATTGTGACTGTTGTACAGACAATACGCGACGTGCATAGTAAATACGCTCTGAGTTAGCTGAAGTAGTTGTTGGAGCCTGTCCAATTGCAACTAGCTGGCGCTCTGTTGGTGCAATACCAAGAGCTCCTGCCTCAAGTCCAAGAGTTGATCCTGAATTTGTAAGAGTTGATTGTCCCTGTCCGAAAACAACTAGAACGTTCTCTAGTGTTCCTTCTGCCATTTCTGTTGCGATCATAACTTCCATCGCAGACTTGAAAAGCTTTGCTGTATCAAGCAACTGGTCAACAGTTACTGAATCGTAAGTTGGGTTGTAAGTGATCTGAAGACCATTGTTTGTAAACCCTACGTTACGGTAAGCGTTGTTTGCTGTTGCTTGTGCTGCATCAAGAGTAGTACGATATGAACCTGAAGCTGAGAATACTGGGACGCCATCTTTTGCTGATGTGCCTGCTCTTGCAACTCCTGGCTCTGTATTTTCTACGTAACCTGATACAGTTGAATCTGAATTCGAGATGTAAAGCGGTGAAGCTCCCACAAGAATATTTTTGGCTGAGTTAAATGCCATTGTGTCTTACCTCCTGTTTTAAAAATATATATATATTGTTAAACTGTTTGAAATCTTGGCTGGCTAGGCCTTTCCTCTAAATCTAATTTTAGTGTATAATGCCCTAAAAGGCAAACTAGAGAAATCTGCCGTCTGTGCCCACGTGCCTTGCGTATTTTACCTCAAGTACTACATCGGTTGATAGGAACCCTGCTAGCTCCTCTGAGGGGGATGTAGGGGATATGTCTGCAACAAATATACTGTAGAACTTAAACTTCTGAGATATGCCCGTATATAGGTTTGTATCCCTTGCTGACTCGTCCATTCTTCTATACAGATCCGTCATTAAATTTCTTATTTGATTAATCTCAGATATGTCTGTTGAATATATTGTAAATAGAATTTGCTCACAGCATATTACCCAGTTGTCCTCATAAGACATTCCTATCTTATCGTAAACTATATGCTTCTTCCCGCTCAAGAATTGATTCATTTCTGCCTGTTGCTGTACTGGGATAATTGGAATTAATTCTTCTCCTAAATTATCGCTGTAATAATCTGAAGCCTGAAATAAACTATTAGACTTTAATTGACTCCATAGGTGCTTGCGTAGATCAAGCATGACATCATAATTATAATCCGTTGGCATCTGAACCTCCAAAGGCTGCTGACAGTGCTGCGCCAGCCTGCATGTTTACTGTGTTTGGCGAAAAAGAATATTTAACTTTTTTAATATCAACTGGCAATTTCATTGCTTTGGTAATAGATGAATTAAATATTTGTTGAAATTTTGAATTCTTAATTGATAGGTTTACTAGGTTGCCAGTAAAAAATTGAGCATAGGCTATCTTGTACCTACCAGTGGCTTTTCCGCCTCCTGGTTTTTTAACTGTTACGGGCATACCTTTAGGCATTCTAATAACAACGCCGTCCATTTCAAATACAAGCCTTTCTGCATTCTTAGGCTTTATGGCCAGTGGCATTCCCGCTTCCATAACGGAAGCCTTGTTTGTAAATACGTGTCTTGCCTTGCCAAAATTTGTTGGGACCATTGATTTAGAAGGTTTAAATTCAGAAGAGATTTTAAAAGAAAGACCATCTGTTCCTGCTACCTTTAAATCAAATAATCTTGCTGAAGGTGTGCCAACTTTTTTCCATTCATAAACATGGTGTAATGTTTTAGGATTTGTTCTAGATTGAGAGTCTATATAATTTCCAAAGTCTTTTTTTATTTGATTAAACAAGATACTTTGAAATTTTGATTGAAATTGTTTATTGGTAGTAACTTTTGAAATAACTGATGCCTGATAGTATATGGCTGCTGATATTTGAGCTACTGTACTATCCTGTAAAACTGCACCCTTCGTGCCGCCCATAGTTTTTTGCAAACCGCTGGCTGCTTTAACTAATACGGCGCTAGTATCCAATTGTTTGGTTCTCCGACCTCTTTACAGATGTGTTGTATCCTATGACTGTGCCAAATGGATCAGTCATCGGTGTTGATCCCATTACTTCAAAAACGGTTGCAGTGTCTGTTGGAAAATTAGCCTCTACCCATATTGTATTACCTGATGAATCAGATATGTTTGTAATCTTTTCACGCAATGTAATTCTACTGGTTGTTCTTAATTGTAAGATTTCACTGTTTACATATTTGCTTCCAAAGGATTGATTGCCTCCTGTTGTGGTGGATGAGGTATTAGATATAGAGCCTTTTGCATGGCAGGGCATTGTTCTGTCATACTGCCATTCTTTTTTTAGGGCACCCGTGTTGGGGTCTTGGTAATCAACTTGTTTGTATACATCCATGCTCATAGTTAAAACTGAATCTATAATATTAAACATTAGACTACTACCATTTGATTAATTATATATGGCAATAGAATTTGGTCAACATAAACATTTCCTGTGCCTCTATATGTCTCGGCATTGTATTCAAACTTCCAGTCAAATGTTGATATATTCTTTATGTACTTGTCTCTCCAAACTTTATCCTTTGAGAAGTAATCTTTCATAAGTTCAATTGCTGCAAGCTCAACTTCATCGGGAACACGTTCCCATCCATATCTCCCTGCAACTTTATATACTGAGTCTTTTCCAAATGCTCCGCCTGTAGAGTAATTAATTGATGGGGGAACCATTCCGTTTGCTACATAAACAGTGTTATCTAGCATAGTGGCCTTGTTAACCCTTATTCCAAATCCGCTTTCAGATATGATAGTGTCATAGTTCCAGTTATTCACATTGTTAATGTTATCTAGAAGCAGTATGTCATTCTCGTACAATTCATGTAGATCCGCTAGCTTAAATGGCAACGGTAGAACATCTGCTCCCGCTCCGTACACAGTATGAAGATCATCGTAAAGTGTAAAGACCTGCCCTGTATAATTTTCAATTATCTTTCTGGCATATCTTTCAGCTTCAGCAATTTCAAAATAAGACTTGTAGTTTGGATCAGATGGGTCAGAGCCTAGTCTTAAAACATCTCCAGCCTGCGTGATATCAACATACGGAGTAACTACAAAAAGCTTATGCTCTTTTGTAATCGTAGTTCCTTCAACTGTATATTGCCATACAAGATTAAGCTGTTTATTTCTATTTGTTAATGAGTGTGGAGGATACACTTCGTAAACACCAATGTCTGTTTCCATTTTTGTTGGAGTCAGTGTTGTAATAAGTGTGCCTGGATTAATAGCAGGAGTTATTGCTGGGTCTTCTGTTATGTCATAAACTCTAACAACAGGAAGAGCATCGGCATCCCTTGGGGATCCTTTCCAATAAACCTTGTGCTTTACTGGCGAGTTTGTACCTACTAATATCTCCATTTAATAAAGGTTAAGCGTAGTACTCCTGTACTTCTTTAGGGGTTGCTATGCGGAAACCTTCCTCCTTGTCAAAAATTTTCTGAGCATCTTCTTCTGTCATTGCGATAAAAGGGTGCTCTTTTGTAAATGTAAATCCGACTATATCGTATCTGTGATTTTCTCTTGTCATTCTTACCAGGACTGTGTCTTCTGGGTTGTCTGACTTTGGATCAAATCTAGGAAGGATCTCTTCTGTATCAGCAAACTCTTCAGCTGCTTCTTTAACATCTTTAATTGTCTTTTGGTATACAGACCAGGTTACGCCCTCTTCGGCAAGAGTGGCAATAATATCTGCCTTGTTTTTAATTCCATCAGTATCAACTGCAAAGTCTTCTGCAATCTTTCTGAGTTCTGCAACTTTTAATGTCTCAAATGACATGTTTTCTCCTTTGTTAGGTTCTTTAATTATAGCATTGTTAAATTAAAATGAAAAGCCCCCAAAATTAATTGGGGGCTTTTCTAGGGTTAATTCTAATTAAGAAGCAACCTTAACGTTCTTTACGACTACCCAAGCATCAGCTTGTTCGATCTGGACGCCAACGCGAGTATACATTGTGTACTCGATTGAGTCCTTACGTGGCCAGAAGAAACGGTAAACAGTTACATCACGCTTGATACCAATAACTACGTTATTTGGGAATGTCAAGTGGACGTCTCCGTGTGATCCAGTTGCTGCTGAATAATCACCAGTCTGTGTCTCTGGAAGTAGTGGAACTTCAACAATTGGAATACCAAATGCGAATGGTGCCACATATCCTGCAGGTCCACCTAGTGGTGCAACTCCTCCACGGATTACGCTTGAAGCGATATCCTGTGGAATTGTCTGATTTGTTCCAATGCTGTTAGCATATAGGAAGTCCTGAATCAAGTTTGATCCAGCAAGGAAGCGAAGGTCTCCGCGACGCTGCTTGTACTTACGTGGCATAGCCTTAAGTGCCTTGTTGAATACTTCACGAGATACTGCGGCTCCAGCTGCGTCTACGACGCGACCTGATGTCTTTGCCTTCTTTACAACGCCATTGAATGACTTGTAAAGAGCGTCTCCTGTTAGAGATGTGTCACCGTTAAGTAGAACATCTTCAATGTCATTTCCTGCTTGTGTTGCCATCAAGCGGGCAATGTGATCTTCGAGGTCTGCACCTTCAATGTTGTCTTCTAGAGACTCTGTTGAAAGCTCCCAGTCCATGCGTAGCTTCTTTGTTGTCAAAGAGATTTTTGAGAAAGTTACTGCTGCGTTAACACCAGTGTTGTCTGCCTCTGTTGCAAGCTTCATAAGCTTTTCGCCTACTGACATGCGATCAATTTCTGCTGTGTCTGACTTCATACGAACTGTACGTGCGACCTTACCGATTACGGTTGCGTCGAACATATAGTCTAAGAAGCGAGCAGATTGTTCTGGGTTAAGTAGTCCGCCGTTGCCATTTTCTGACTGACGGTGGATTCCTGTTCCCCCAGTTGTTGAGCCGAAACCTGTTGATACTGTTGTACCAGATTCTACGGCCTTTTCTAATAGTTCATTGCTCATTTTTATACCTACCTTAGTTAAATATTTCGTTTACGGAACCGAGGAAAGAACCGTTCCATTTAGATTTCTTGATTGTTACTTCCTCTGATCGGCCAAGATCAGAAGACTTCTTAATTGCAGTCTCGGACTCTACTGCATCGACACGCTTTTGTACACCATCAATCGTGCTCTTGATATCTTTTACAGCGCTTGATAGCACTGTGTGTTGTTCTGCCAACTCTGAAATTCTAGCATCTACGCTCTTGCTGAAAGCCTCAACAGTCTCTTGGATTGTTGTTACTTGTGCCGCATTAACTTCTGATGCCTTATTTAGAGTCTCTGAGAAAAAGCCCTTTAGGTCGCCTAACATCTTTGCAAAATCAGGTTCTTCAACCTTATCTTCTGATACGTCGGCTACTTTTTCCAGAGTCTCGGCAGTATTGTCTTCTGCTACTGCATCTTCTGCAGGAGCCTCAGCCGCTGGTGCATCTTCTGCAACAACTGCTGTCTCTTCAACGGCTACTTCAACTACTGCATCTTCTGCAACAACTTCAGCAACTACGTTTTCTGTGTTTTCTGACATTTTATTACCTCCTTCTGCGTTTGCCTGTTTTGCTATTTGTGTATCAGGCAACGTAAATCTTGAGTGCTTATATGCATCAAGAATCTTATCAATCTCTTTTGACTTGTTAACATCTGAACTTTCAACCCAACCAATTAGTTGTGCTGGCTTACCAGATACTGGAGAGTCATATGTTTTTTCTGTTGAGATAAAAACAGAATTGCTTTCTTCACAATAAAAAATGTTTTCTGTTACAACTTCTGCTGCAATTCCTTTAAATACCAATTGACCATTTACTTTTTGAATAGATAGAACATTGCAAAGTTCATTTGCTGGAGAGTCTACAATTGATAATTCAATCAAATCGTAGTCTTTAATAAATCTTACTGTCTTGCCGTTTGCCTTGTTAACTTCATTGTCTGATTCATTAATCTTTCCGCCAATTGAAAATCCAGAAAGAGTTCCGTCTAAAACCTTTTCCCATGTATCTTGTGCGCCTTTTGAAATGTATGCATCTACATATACGCCGTTATAAAATTCTTTTGTTGCTGCATCATAAAATGTTTCTGGCTTAAATGAAACAACCTTGCCAACTGCTGTTGAGTTGTGCATCTCACGAAGATTTCCTCTAAAGCCTTCAAAGGCTTTTAGGCTTGCTTCTGCTGTGACAACGTCGCCTGTTTGATCAACATTATCTAATGTAGCGAATCCCGACACCGTTCTCTTTTCACGGTTAACCTTTGTAAAGGGAACCGATAGACTGATGTTGTCGCCATGACTGGACCACAAAGACTTTTCAATATTCATATGCTTAATTTTAGCGACTTATAGATAAAAAGGCAAATAACAGTTGAGTGGGGTTAGTCAACTTGTCTGCCGTCGCCTTTGGCATTTCTGCCTTCTCCAGAAACATCTGGGGAGGTTGCTTGGCGATCTTGAGATCTTTGTCTGGTATTTCCAGCTACGGATGCTTGCTCGGATGCGGCTGGGCCTTTGAGTTCAATTACTACGTCCCCGCCATCAATTGGAATCATGCCCTTTCTAATTCTAACTTCATTAGGTGTTATAACCTGCATTCTTAAATATCTTTCATCAATTTTAGACTGGGTGTCTTCGTCTGTTAATGTTAACTCATTAAACTTTAGGAGTAGGGCATCTGTCTTTTCGTCAAATATATTATTAATTTTCTTTTCCAGAATCATCTGGGCTGGTCGGCAAACCTGCTCTTTAAATGTTTTGTCTGCGTCACGAGCAACTGCTAGGTTAACTCCTTCTGGCGTTCCTATTTTATTAATTGGCACACGGTGGGCAAGAAGAATTTCGTCTCTATTTGATTTGCGATACTTCTCAAATGAGCCTTCTTGATTGCCAGCTTCGATAGGCTCCATTTTAAATTCAACTTTTGAGTCTGGAGTATCTGATGGCAGAGGGACATATAAGGACCTGTGGTTCTTCCCCTTTAATCCTACTTGGAAAAATTCAAGCAATTTTCTTTCTGATTCTGGTGAAAGTTTTGCTCCCTTTACTGTAATAATATATCTAGGTACCGCCTTGTTCTCAAAGTAGTCAAGGTTATATTTACCAGAAAATTCGTTACCCACCAAAGCTACTTGGGCTGCCACAATATCTGGGATGCCATAGTAGTTGTTCATTGGAGTATACTTCTTTAAATGAATAATTTCATTTGGTCTATCTTCTTGTCCTGCAATTGGGTTCTCTGTTTCAGAGTCTCCAAAATTATTAAAGTAAACAGCCTTGCCGTAAAGCAATTGAATAAAGCCATCCCTGAGTCTACGTACACGCATTGTCTTCGCTGGAATGTGACCTATGTACCCAATGTTTCCGCCTGTAGTTCTACCAATTTCAATGTAGCCGTTTCCTGTTGCTTCTAAGTCTGTGTATACCTTAATTAATGTTTGAGTAAATGTGTCTTCCACATTTGTTGTGTCAAGCCATGCGTGTAGATCTTGACGCAATTTGTTTAGTTTCTTACGTGCTCTTTCTAATTGCTTCTCATCTGTTATTGAATCAAATGCATCATTTGTCTTTTTTGTTTCAATAAAGTCGTAGCCGAGCCCGACAATGTTTGCAACCTTTGCATTAATTGCTGCATAGTTATATGTTGAAACTTCATAAATTTTAGATAGGTACTCTTGGTTGTATGGCGGCTCAATAAGATCAAACATTGCATAGCCGCTAATAGCTTGTGCAAGAAGATTTTGTTGTGTGCCAACTCCTTCAATTCCTGAAAAAGACTTTGAAAATTCTCTGTTAATCTTTCTTTTAAATGCTGATCCTAGCCCTCTTATTTTTCTTAGGTCGTCTCCGCTTATGGCAAATGGGTCATCTGTTGGCTGTTCTTTTTTAAAAGAAAACCAGTCGGATGTGTTAGATATATCAATAGTGCTTCCGTCTTCTTCTTGCTCTTGAATCATTTTGCTCCACCCATCTTTTTCATTTCATCTTTGTAATTACCAATATCCATCGGGTCTGGTATTAATCCCCATTTTAATCTTTGTTGCTGGTATTCAAATTCTTCGTCGTCAATTTTTCTTCGGGCAGAAAGGAATTTAGGTTTGCCCTCGTGAATACCAAATGAGCGAACTTCTCTAGCCAAAGCGTCCATGAGAGACCTGTTGTTCTTTTTTGACGTGACTGAAAGAAAATTGCCATCATCATCCCCAATCCATCTGCCGTCGGGCATTTCCCAGACGTATATGCCTAGTGTGCTTTCTTCATCAAGAACCTTATATTTAGTATTGTTGATATCCATAGGACTTTATTTTACCATTATTGTCTACTCAAGTCCAGCTTTTTGTCAACCGAGGTGACAGAATTATATACTTTGTAACACAATCCAGTCATTATTGTATGCCCTAAACGGTTTTTCTGTCACAGAAATGGACGGATCTGAAATAGATACTAAAGCTTTCCCTATATATAAACCATAGTGGGTGTTTACTATTTGCTGTGTTAGGTAATCTGGGTATACAGCTATATTGTTATACAGGCATGTAGGACCCCCAGATACTAAATAATTAAATTGAATGTTTCCTAAAATCGGTACAGTAAAATTAATCACTATGTGGTGTGGCTCTTCTTCTATTAAAAATGAACTTATATTAGTTGCCGATGTTCTATCAATTCCGTTTACAAATATTGATAAGATGTTTGCCTTTGAGACCGTTCCTGAGCCGTTCCAGGCATACTTTGTTTCTGGTATGCCTGAGCCTGCAGGTAAATACATAAGGGTGTTAGCGGCGGTTGTAGAGGGTGTAAAGAGCATCTCTGTAGAGTTCACAGAAGAGGAGGCGGACAAATTAAATCCAGAGCCTGGTTTTGTTCTTATTCCATTATCATAATGTCTTGAAAGAACTGGGTAATTTAATGATCCAATATAGTATTCAGTTGGAGATGATATCTTATATCCAAAGTTGTCTGCATAGACATCTTTGTTTGTATAAAAGCTTACTGCAAAATATGCAAGTCTTGGAAGATACTTGCTGGCATCTGAGGTTGTCATAGTTATCTTTAAATAAACTAATCCTGTTAAGCTAAATGAATCTTTTGTATATTGAGGCAATGGCATTCCATTTGTACAGTTTTCCCATGCCAGCCCGTCTACGCTTGACTCAACAGATATATTTAAATCATTTCTCCACTCAACCTTTGAAGTTACATACGGGATCCCGCTTGGGACCATAAAGAAATCTTCCATAATAAATGTTTTAGCTACAGAGGTATAAGTATTGTAAAATGAAATATATCCTGCCGCTTCATCATAGTATGTATTTTCATCTAGGAATTCCGTCCACCTTCTATTTATAGGATATGAATATTGAAACTGAGCCCTGATAGATGCGTCTGTGCCTGAAAACAATATACCTTGATCTGGGGCAACAATTTGTATTGCAGAGGACGAAACGCTTCCTGCATTAAAATGACTTAATACCGATTGTGGAGAAAGAGAGTACCTGTATATTGCTGGGGCATCGACTATAAAAGAATCTGATACGTTTGATGTTGGCCCTGCCGTAAATGCAATTGCTGTATTTGTAAATTTAAATTCAGATGACAAAGATTTTGTTGCCACTAGTCTTGCATCCACATATAAAGAAATTGAAGAAATTGAATATACTCCAACAATGTGCATTGATCTTTTTGAGTAAGTTACTGGGTATCGAACTTCATCATTTTGAGATACATTAAATACAATGTCTCCCCTGTCCCAATAGAGACCTACCTTGTTAGTGTTATCTGCAAACAATGTGGTTTTTGAAGTAGACTCAATTGATTGATGTACCCAGCACTCTATACTAAAATCGTTATCTGAAGAATATTTTGTTGCCATCCCTGGCGTAGAGGTGCTTGTGTAATAGTTATTTGTTATTGGAAAAGTAATGTATGCGGCATTTGTAATTTTTGTACCCGATCCTCCGCCTGGAACAAGTGGCAAAATATTTGTAGCGGGAGAGCCTGTATATGATCCGTTGTTATTGCAGCCCGAATAATCCATGGCAACAGAACTGCTTGAAGATTCATCAAGCATCCAAAATCCGATTGGACTATCTTTTATTACTTTTAATCTGTATGACATTATTCTCCACTGTTTGACAAAGCTGACTCATAGAACTGTACATTCTTTTTTAGCCTGTCATCATTATTAAGATCCAATGCAATTTTACCATGAAGTAGTGCCTCTTTGTCTAGACCTAAGTTGTAGTTAGCCAGAGCTAAAAGGTCATGTGGCTTCCACCCCCAGGCGTCTGATTCACAGAAATAACCTAAGAACTTTTCTTTTATATTTAACGCAAGCTCTGAATACTCTTTTACTCTGTCCCATTCTTGAAGCTCATAAAAATATTGAGCAAGATCTACAAGGGGTTCTCTTCTTTCTGGGCATTCTGCAATTGCCTGTCTTAGCCAGTACTCTTTATCGTCTGGCTCACACTTTGCTATATACCTCATAGACTCGCATCTTTCTGGTTTCCAAAAAGCTGAAGGAAGCTCTAGATGCCTTTTAAATTCAACTGCTGCTTCTTTATATCTAGCGTAATAGAATAACTCTCTTGCATAGTAATGTGCACACCTATCACTTGTAGGATCTTCTTGTGCAGCCATTTCTAGCAAAGGTAAGTATTGCCCTCTTGATTTATTGTTATCGGGATAATGGAAGATCTTGATGTTTACATCTTGTCTAACTTCTTCTATGCCATAAAACGCAACAGATTCATGTATTGGATATTTCCACCTGTGTCCGTGTCTTGAATGAATTCTTAATGCATCAAATTCAACACCTGGATTTCCATCTTTATCAAATGAAGTAACTAGTCTATGTATAGGTCTTGTTACTGAAGAAGGAAGTTTTTCTAATTCTTCCCTCCAACCTTCTGACAACACTTCATCCATGTCTAGCGATATACAATAATCTATATCAGAGGGGATTAATGAAAGAGCTGAATTTCTAGCATCATCAAATCGCCAGGGGGCCACAGATATAGAATGAACTTCTATACCCAACTCTGATGCTATTTCTTTTGTTTTGTCAGTTGATCCTGTATCTGCAATTAGCAAATAGTCTGCATCTTTTGCAGATTCGTACCAACGCTTAACAAATTGCTCTTCATTCAAAGCAACTGTATATACTGCTATTTTCATTTATTCCTTTATTCTAGGATATAGCCATTAACCGATTATGGTAATGATACCGTTCATTCCTGAATGGTATTGACAAATGTAATACAAAGTATTTGGTGCTCCCGCGGGAACAGTAAATGTAATTCCTCCTACATCGTCTCCACCGTTTGTTACACCAGTTGCGTAAGTATATGTAGCATTATAGCCACCAACTGTTGTTTGAAACCAGAACGGGTGTCCCGTTGCATTTACTGTAAACACGTATGTGTGTCCTCTTAGTAATATTAACCCTGGATTGTTAGAAGTACCGTCTATTGTGTAACTGCCACCTGCTGGGCTTGTAACAATATAATTAGCGGTGATAGATGGACCAGTTGCACCCGTTGGGCCTGTTGGACCCCCAGAAGGTCCGTCTGCGCCTGTTGGGCCTGTTGGTCCTTGTGCACCAATGCCTGTTGCACCTGTTGCACCTGTTCCGCCTGTAGGGCCTGTTCCGCCAGTTGGGCCTGTAGGCCCCTGAATGCTGGATCCATTTGCACCTGTTGGTCCTGTTCCTCCTGTTGGGCCTGTTCCGCCAGTTGCACCCGTTGGGCCTGTTCCGCCTGTAGGGCCCTGAATGCTTCCTACATTAGTCCAGGACGAGCCTGTCCAGACATAAAGCTCTCCGTTAACTAAATACGCATCTCCTGTTTGACCAGATGGATGTGCTGCTTGCAATGCTGCAAGACTAGCGTAAGATCCAAGTATTGAAACTCCAGTTCCATCTGCACCTGCTACTCCGTTATTGCCCGTTGGGCCTGTTGCACCTGTAGGCCCTGTTGGTCCGACAACCGTGCTGTTTGCACCTGTTGGTCCTGTTGCACCAACTGCGCCTGCGGAGCCTTGCAATAAAGTAAAGTTTAAAACAAGATCTGTTGCTGTTCCAGAGTTTGTTATCTGCATAACTCCCGTTGGGCCTGTTGCTGTAACTGTTCCCAATGCTATGGATGTTGGGCCAGGTGCGCCCGTTGGGCCTGTTGGTCCTTGTTTTAATATAAAGTTAAGTAAAGCATCATTAACCGTTCCAGCATTTGTTACCTGTGGGCTGCCTGTAGGGCCTGTTGAAGTAACTGTTCCAACTGCAACTGTAGCGGCGCTTCCTGTTGGTCCAGTGATTCCTATTGGACCTTGCTGTAATACGAAATCAAAAACTCCAGCCGTTCCTGTTCCAGAATTTGTTACAGACGGTACTCCTGTTGGACCTGTTGAAGAAGTTGTTCCCACTGAAATTGTAGCTGGTCCTGTTGCACCCGTGGGTCCTTGGAATTGACCTGCGTCTAGCCAAGCCGTTCCGTCCCAAACGTAGAGGTGTAAATCTGTTAGTACAATCCAAGAATCTCCTGATGTGTTTCCTGTAGATGGAAGTGCTGCAACATTTGCTTTTGTTCCTTTAATGTTAATAGATCTTCCATTAGATCCTGTTGGACCAGTTCCGCCTGTTGGACCAGTTCCGCCTGTTGCTCCCGTAGATCCTGTTGGACCTTTATAAGTTCCACCATTTTGCCATGCCGTTCCGTTATAAATGTAAATTTCTTGTGTTGCAGAAATAATGTATGCTGCGCCAAGGGCCGCAGATGCTGGCAAACTAGCAACATCTGCAACTACGTTTTGAAGACTTAAGCCTTGCCCTGTTGCGCCTGTTAATCCGTTTGATCCCGTAGGACCTGTTGCACCTGTTGGCCCTGTAGGCCCCGCTGCTCCGTTAACTCCTACAGTTCCATTTGTTCCTGGATTTCCAGTTACAGCAAATACCCAATCAGAGTATGTTCCTGTTCCATTTTTTGCATCAACTGCTACTGTTATGCTTACATTTTTTACAACTTGTGAAATAATTCCTTCAACATACGTTGTTAGTGCAAGTGGATTAATTGCACGTACACGTTGACCCGCAACGTATGCACCGCTGTTATTTACATAAAATACTTTTGATCCTGTAGTTACTGCATTTGTTGTTAATGATGTTATGTCTGAGTATCCTGCTCCTGAAGCTCCCGTTGTTCCACCCGTTGATCCGCCACCTGAAAGGGTTCCTGAAAGGTCTACGCCAGATATAGTTAATGAATAACAATTTGGTGTTGTCGTAACTGCTGCAATCGATTCTCCAGCATTTAAAATTAATGAGTGCTCTAACTTAAGAGTTGTATTATTTGGTACATCTACATTTCCGTAAAGTGTGTATGGATCTAAACTTGATCTATTTACTCCGTAGAGATTTATAACTGCATCGCCATTTTCTCCAAGCAAATACAAACTAAATGGCAAAGTTGAGCTACTGAAATTTGTTACAGTAAACTCTTTAATAATTATTGAAGATACAGCCGTGTATATTTTGGCTGGAGATACTGGAATTAATGAAGGTCCTGCAAATCTAATTGGAGCATATGACATACTTTAAATCCCCCTTAGATTATAGACCATTTTGACATTAGATCTTTTTCAACAGTTTCTTGTTCTGCAAACTGCAAAGCTCTATCGTAAATTAAGAATTCTCCAATTTTAAAGTTTCCATAAGAAGAGATGTATCTGCCAATTGCTTGGCCAGTCATAGAGGCTACCGATCCACTTGTTACGGCACGTGAAACTTCAACTCTATTTCTTCTTATAGTTCTTTGGTTATTTGATGAATCGTAAACAATTGTATAAATTTCAGTTGTTCCTGCTGCTGCAGCTGTGACAATAGAACCTTGATCATCGTTATAGAATCCAGTTCTATGTGTGTTTGCGGTTAAATTTCCTGCATAAAAATTTGTTCTTGTTCCTGTAGCGGTACCGCCAAATATCCATGTGTTAGCGTTTGCAGGCTTTGATGCAACGTAAAAAACAGTAAATGAACGAGATGCTATATATGCAAGTGTTTGATCAGAAAATGTCATGAAGTCATCTGTACCGTCAAATTGAAGGGCTCCTAGTCCACCTAAACCAGTTGCTAAAAACAAAGGCTTGTTTGCTTGTGTTGCCTGAACCATGTTTCGTTGTGCGCCTGACTTATCATTCCATTGTGAAACAAAGTTTGATCCGTCTCTAACCACTGTGGCAGGAAGGGCTCCATCTAGGTGAAGTCTTAGTCCAAGTGTTGTAAATCTAGCTCTACGAAAATTTGAACGCTGATTAGGTAACAATTAGTTTTCCTCTGTTCCACCATAGACTACAGGCTTTTCTGGCCATGTAATCTCTGATACATTTGAATATTCTTTTAGCAATACAAGCTTTTCTCTATACTTTACCCAAGCCTGCTTATCTTTTGCAGCTAAATCTGATTTAGTCTCAAGTCCCTCTGTAGATATTAATTCAAAATCGATATGCGCCAGCAAGATATCTTTTTGATCATCGGCAGAAATTGGTTGTACTTCAACATTATAAACTTTTTTGCTTTTAATGTATGGTGCACATGGAACTAATCTTTCAGTATTTGAATCATACTCTAAATCAGTAATAACTGGATGTAAATCATTTTCTTTTATAAAGTCTCCATATTCTCCGTTAGAAGGGAATGAAGTATTAGGAAACAATACTGTTATTTCACCAATATTTGTAACTTCATTATTCTTAACTATTGCGTACATGGATTCTCCTTTTAATTATTATACGTATAAATCAGCGAATGCGTATCCGCCGTAGACAGTTGTTCCACCGTCTTTTGTGTAGAAGTTCAAGAGTGTTGTGTTTGTTGATAAGAGTGGTGCTACGTTTGCAGCTCCTCCACCGTCCCACTTAATAACTCCTGGCCATGTAATTGTATATGATCCGCCAGCCTTAATTTCAACTTGCCAAAATGCAGCTTTTGCTGTTGATGGATAGTTTGTAAATGACACTGTCATATTACCGTTTGCAATCATCTTAAATACACCAGCTGCTGCTAGATCGCATGCTGCAGATCCTCCAGCGTTGATTGTTCCTTTATCAGAAAACTCAACAGGGATGTTAAAGTATGTAAACCCTTGGCCATTAATTGGGGCCTGAAGGTATGTGTATGTCCACAAAGATGGTGTAACAGCTTGTGGGGTCATTGATACTGGCATTTTATTCTCCTTTTATTTCTTTAATTATTAAGCTTTTACCCAATAGGTAATTTTGCAGATTCCTGAGCCAGCAGTGTTTCCTCCGCCGCCACCACCGCCTGAACCAGTATTTGCTCTTCCATCTGCACCAGGGGTTCCGATATAATCTCCGAAGCCTTGTCCTCCACCGTTTGCTCCTGGTCCGCCAACACCTCTAGCAGATCCGCCTCCGCCGCCTGCAATTCCATAAAGGCCTGGACCTCCACGTCCTCCAGCAGATCTTCTTCCAGAGTCATTTGAGTTAGCTGCACCTGGTCCACCACCTGATGAACCTTCTGATGAGCTTCTTGATCCTCCATAGTATCCAGAGTATCCTCCAGAGTTATAGAAGAATATATTAGGGTACTCTCCAGCGCCTCCAGCTCCGCCTCCGCCGCCTCCGCCGCCCCATGAGTTCTGCCAGTTACCTTGGCCGCCTCCTCCTGAGCCAATTCCTGTTCTATTTTGAGCTCCCGCTCCATTTGAACCAGATTGTCCGTTACCTTGTGTTGATCCTCCGCCGTATGCAACCATGTAGAATGGCTGTCCTGAAGTTCCAAATGTTGAGTTTCCACCTTGTGCGTTACATGTTCCACCTGATGCAATACCAATTGAAATTCCTTGACCTACTGCTACTGATGATATATCAAGAAGTCTTTTTAGTAATTGGCCTGCTCCGCCTCCGCCGTGGTTAGTTGAGCCGTTAGAGCAACCTCCGCCTCCGCCTCCGCCGACAAGGGTTACTTCTGCTATACCTGCGCTGTTAGTTGGTCTTACCCAAGTTCCACCGCTTAAAATTGAAACTTCATATGCATTATAAAATCCTGCAAGGTTAGCAGCAATAAGAGGAACAGCAACAGATGTTGAAAGTGTTGTTGTTGCTGATTGAATTGCAGTATCTAATCCTGGTACATAAATTTGATTAATCGTTCCGTATGTTGCCATTATGCTTTTACCTCGATTTCAAGAAGTCCGTCATCCAAAACATGTTCTGCTTTTGGCTTAACATGATCTGGTGCTATAAACTTATTATCTTCTATTTTCCACATAACTCCTGGTTGTGGATTATAATCTGTTATATCAATTTTTTCTAATTGAGAAAAATCTGGATGAGATTCAATAAATTCTTGATCTGCAACAATAACATTACCAATAATATTATCTACTAAGAGTGCCCATGTTCTTGACATTAGTTGTTACCCCCTGTAAGTTCATCTACTGCTGGTTCCTCAAGTGGTACAAGGTTTGTTACAACAACTGGTGAAATAAACGGAAGAATTTTTGTCCAGACTTCTGTTTCCTTATTGTATGTCCAGCTTGGTGCTGGTTTATCTTCTATTGCCCAGTCTGTGTAGTCAAAGTGCAAAAGATCTTTAAGATCATCGTTTGCTTCGATTGCTTCTGGTCCAACTAGGTTTAGTATGTTGTGTACTGTACCATCTTCATTAATAAATACGTAATCTCTCATAGTTATGCCTTAACGTAGTATGTAATAATAGCTACGCCAGTACCTCCTCTTTGACCATTTCCACCTGAATGATTATTTCCTCCGCCGCCTGAACCAGTTCCGTCCATGCCTGTTCCACCTGTGTTATCTATTGTTTGAGAACCTCCTGCGCCACCGCCACATGATCCTCCTCCGCCTGCTCCGCCTCCGCCACCGCCTCCGCCTGCAATTCCATAAAGACCATTTCCGCCTGCTCCTCCAGTACCAATCCATGAAGTCCAGCTGTGGTTAGATCCTGTTCCTCCGCCTGAAGATCCGTGACCAAAACCTATTCCTCCAGGATATCCTGGGCTTCCAGTTCCATTCTGAACTGTTGTATTCATTCCGTTTTGTCCAGCACCGCCTGCTCCGCCGCCGCCGCCTGCTGCTCCGTACTGCCAATCTCCGCCTGCTCCTCCGCCTCCGCCTGAGCCTCCACCGTTAATATTTCCTGCTCCCTGACCCATTGAACCTGAGTTACCGTTATTTCCTGTGCCGTATGGGTATCCTCCTCCGCCACCACCGTATGCAATTACATAGTAAGCGTTTCCGTTAGAACCAAATGAAGAGTTTCCTCCATTATTACCGTTTGAGTTTCCACCTACAGCAGCACCAAAATTTCCAATTGTAACTGGAATTGTTCCACCAATTGCAACTGATGAAATATCTAGCCATCTCTCAACAAGCTGTCCTGCTCCTCCGCCACCTGCGCCATTATGGCTCCATGAAACACCGCACCCACCTGAACCGCCTCCTCCAACAAGAACAAGTTTAATTACTGGTCCTGAGTTTGCTGGACGTGTCCAAGAACCAGAGCTGTATAGTCTTGACTCTAATGGCAAGTACATAGAGCTAACTCCACCTGCTGCAATTGCTTGTGCTGTAATGCCAGCATTCAAGCCATTAGTGATAGCGGTGTTAATTGTTGTTGTAAGTCCTGGTAAATATATAGACGACGTGGTGTTGGATTGTGGCATTTTGTTACTCCTTTAAATTAAGATGATGTTATTTTTACGCCAGAAATGAACATTGTAACTGCTGAGCCATTTGAGGCTTTTACAAGAATGCTCTCTGCTGTGTTAAGAACTTGCTTAATATCTAGTGTCATAAATGTTTGTGGTGGAAGGCTTAGCTGGTAAGCCAAGAATGTTCCTGCCATCTTAACATCAAATGTTTGTGCTACTTGTGTGATATTCATTGCTGTGATTGATGTAATCACATCTGTTTCCGCTGCTGGAACTGTCCAAACTCCTACTTCTGCGTTTGTAAGCGTTCCTGCATAAAAACGTGCTGGTAAACTGACTGTTGTTGGCATTTTATATTACTCCCATGTTCTGATAAATTGTAAAATTATTTAATTCGTTTGCAACGGCTGCTACTTGTGTCGCACCTGCCGCACCTACTGCTGCTACTTGTGTGCTTCCCGCAGTAGCGACTGTTGTTACAGCGCCAGTCACTGCAGTTGAGATGTCGTTAAGCTTTGTGTTTGTAGCTGCCAAAACGTCGTTGACTCCCAAAAGATTTCCCATTGATTCAATAGCTTTTGCTAAATAAACCAATTCTTGTGCGCCCAGCGTTGATCCGCTAAGGCTAGTTACCTTAGTTTTAAATAGATCTACTTGAGCCGTTAAGCTTGCATAATCTGGCATTATTGATCACCTCTTTGTATAGTATAGCATAATGACATTATAAAGTAGGCTCCGTAGGATATACAATATTATGATCGGTTACGCTTTCTGGAAGATCTCTGAGGGCTTGTCTGTAGACTCTCCACTCTTCTTTCTTCTCATCAGATAAAGTAGATGACTCTACCCAATCTGATAATTTTAATAGGGTACCTCTTTTAGCTCTTGCAACATTTAATGCTCCGCTCAAAAGGATACCTGCTTCCCACCCCTCATGCTCTTCGTCATTCATTGCTCGTGGATTTCCATCGTTATAGATTAAATGTCTTCTATCTGGAAATAATTCATCAACCTCAAACCACTCTGATCCATCTTCTGTGTTGTCTGTTGGAAATTCGTGCCATGTTCTAGTTTCAATCTGAATGTTATGATCTGCGCTAAATCTAGCATACTTTTTAAATTCTGTCATTATCTATCTCCAAACGCTGTAGCTGCAAAATTCCAAATTTTATAGGAATCTATTGTTGATGTATAGTTAGCATTATTTACTTCATTAAATATAAGTGCTGCTTGTGTCAATCTCATATCTGGCTGAATAAAGTTATTTGATCCAGTAAATGTTCCTTGTAGGTTATAAAATGAATTATTCTCATTCCAGTGATACTGGTTTCCTGTATCTGTCCAGTAATAGAATGTATTACATAGTAAAACTACACAGGATTCATTTGGCTGCAATACGAAAGATCCTGATATACCAGCATTTGTTGGGCTACCGCCTGTATATGTTGCAAGGTTAGTCCATGACATTCCGTTTGCTTGAGCATATTTTGTACCTGATGAATAAGTTGGTCTTCCTACTTGAAGCCCCGCCCCGTCATATCCACTGCACCAGTATGTTGAAATTAATCCCCAAACCGATACGGTTGAGGCGGTTGATCCAAAATTACGAATAAACATTACACGAGATCCAAATGGTCCGTAGCATGTTGTTCTTGGGTGTGTGTGCATACGTGAGTTTGAGGTACCACACATGTTGTTTGTAGCAAAGTCTAGGCGCTTATATGCTGCTGACCAAAAAGACTTTCTATTTTCGTTCATATTTCTATATCCGCCAAGTGCGTACCAAAATGCTCTCTCAGCATCCCATGGCTGTGTACCTGTTAGATATGTATAAAAGTTTGTCCAGTCATCTGAGTTATCCCATGAATAGTTATTCATGAAAGCATTACCTCTGTGATTTACTGAATAAATAGAAGGAATAGAATATGGTCTTCTTGAACCGTCAGTTACTTCTGGAAGGACTGAGCTAAGACCACTTTGAATGTTTAGTGATGCCGCTGTAATTCCTAATGATGTTTGAGTTACTCCCGTAGTTGGAATATATACTGATGAAAAATTTGCCATTATGTTAGTGTCCATCCTCTCACGGCATCTGAATAAACTAATGTCATTCTAGCTCCGTTAATATTAACCACTAGGTCTTCTGCAAGGCCCTGGATTCTTTGTCCGTTTCTTCCAACCGTCCAGTTGGTTGTTGCTGCAGTGCCAGTCATGTCAATAAGCTGTACTTGGTATCCTAATGTTGGGTTTAGTGGAAGAGTGACCACAACTCCGCCGAAGTTAACAAAGATTCTAGCATTATTTAATGCAGTCATGCTTGTTGTTGTAATTTGCCAAGATGATGGTACTGTTGATAAAGATGTTTGAAGGGCAGATACAGTAGATTGAAGTGTTGTGTATTGAGCTCCATTTGTAGAAATAAATCCTTCAGCATTTGTAACTCTGCCCTGCAAGTTTGTAATATTTGATTCTGCTGAAGTTAATCTTGTTCCATTTGTGCCTGTATTAAATGCGGTTATTGCATTATCTTTATAATAATTTATTGTTGCAACGCCATCAACAACTGAGTTATTAATATCAGCAACTCCTAAAGTATTACCCATTTGATTTAATGCTGCTCCAACAAGTTGTAGCTCATTTGCATCTAGTGGGTTAGCAGGATCAGTCATTAAAGCAGTTGCTGCTGTTTTAAATTGAGTTATCTGAGTAGTTAAGGATGAGTAGTCTGGCATTTTTTAAGCCTGTGCTTCCGTCCATGACAGCGTAGCTGAAATATTAGCTGCTGATGAACCGAGGTTGGTTGCTAAGATTGTTAGAATGTCTGGAGCGTTTGGGAAACCTGGACAAGCCACGCTTCCATCTCCATTAAGAATTGAGTTTCCTAGATCACGAGCCTTTGTAAGATCTACACGAGTAACTGAGTAGTTAGTACCACCAGCATTATCTGTGTAGAATGCAAACACACGGTCACCTCCAGAAAGGGTATTTGTAGGAGATAGAACTGGTGAACCAGTAGTTCCTGTACCATCATGGTAAATAATTTGTGCTAGTGATCCAGAACCCACTCTTGAGGTTGCCCAAGCTGTAGGAACTGCAACACCGTTAAGTGACTGTGCATTTAAAATTCCTTCAATCAAGAACTGACCTTGTGAAAGAATGTTAATATTAAACAATTTTAGCTGCATGTTATTTGATAATTCACGAAGACCGAAGTTACGTCCAGTACCGTTATCTACAGAAGGAGCCACTCTAAGAGAAATTAGAGGACGTGCTTGCTGTGTAGCACCGAATGTTTGAACAGCGGCACCATTTGGGCTAACAGATTGTGAGGTTTCGTCAACCTGTGCAACTGCATACATAATTGTATTTGTTCCTACGTTGCTTATTAGGAATGTTCCATTGTAAAAACTTGACGTAAGGGCTGAACCCACTGCTGCTTGGAATGGAATATTTGTTGATGCTCTAGTATAAAGAATTGTTGTAGATGTTGTACCTGTAATTGTGTATGTGCCATTAAATACTGAATCTACACCAGAGATGGTGACAGTCTGTCCTGTTCTATGTTTGTGAGCAACAGATGTTGTTAAGCTTGCTGTATTTGATGTAAGCTGTTTATAAGTAATTACAGATATATCATCTATGCCTGAAATTGTTGCATTGTATCCTGCAAGCAATGAGTGAGGTGCTGAAGTTGTAACTGTTGCAACTCCCGATGCTCTTACTCTAGAAACGATAGTTGCTGAAACAGATCCAGAACCACCGACCTGCAAGTAGCGCTGCATACCAGCTGTAAAGATAAAGGAAGCATCATCATCAAAGCCTCCGTCCATAATTACTGAAGATCCCCAGTGGCTCATAACAGGAGCACATTCTTGAGAAATAACTTGGACTGAAACTTGTGCAGATCCTGATCCTCCAGGAATAGTTGCATCTGGTCTAAATGTTGCTGAAACATAAGTTCCGTTTAAGCTATAGGCCTGTCCAGCATAGTATGTCACATATGGCTGTCTACGAATAAGATTCATAGCATAGCCCTTTGCTGTTTGGTTATACGCACCTATAGATGTATAACGTGCAATTTCAACATAGTTTTCATCTTGTATTCTAATATATCCATCTGCTGGCCAATAATCAACATTGTCAATGTACATAACAGTATCATTTGGCAAAAGATTAGATCCTCTTACTGAAGTTCCACCAGCAACCAACTTTGAAAACTTTGTTGGCTCATTAATAGCTTCATATCTTCCAGGGAGGTTACCTGATCTTTGATATGCTGCATAATTATTATTGTTATTTGAAATTTCATGGCACCAGGTGATCTTACCTGATTGTCCTCTAAATCCATATCTAATTGTTCCAGCACCATACCAAGAATAATCAATATATGTCATCTGCATTTTTGAAGGGTCAAACTTGTGTGATGAAGCGCCTGTACCGTCAAACTTATCTAGGTTCCATTCTGATTGTGGAACTTTAATAATTTGTACTTTACGGACCTTAACGCTTGGTTGAGAAGCTCCTCGGTATGCTGGTGCAATTGTCATAGCTGAATCTGATGCAATCTGAATCACTCTGTAGGTTTGACCACGTATTACAATTTTATCTCCTGAAACCAACTGCTTTCTAAATATTGTTGCATCTCCTGTAACTGTTGAGCTATATTGTGTAACTCCAACATTTCCTCTTAAGGTATTTGTTGCCCATTGACGGCAAGCAAAAATTCCAGATCCGTCATATTCAAAGAAGAATCCATCTTGTTCTGAATAAAGACCTGCTCTTGTTGATGCACCTTTCCATCGGTAAGCTGTAACGAATACATTTACGCCGCCTGGGATCTGATCAATTGCTGATAGTGTGCTTGTAAAGTTAACGTTATATCTAAATGTTGTAGCATCAATAATTGCTGTAACAAGGTGGATACCATTAAATGGATTATATGTACCTGAAACTTCAACGCCATCAATTTTTACATAAGCGCCTGGTTGTAAGTTGTGAGAAGCATTTGTTGTTACTGTAATATTTTGTGACCCTGGTACTAGGCCAGTTGAAGCAATATATTCTGCCTGGAATGTTGGTGTAAACTTTGTTCCTGTTGAGAATTGAATTGACTTACCAGACTGATATCTAAAATATCTACGTGTCTGACGCATTGTTTGTGTTCCACAAACGTTATTTCCTGTTGAAAGAATAACTCCGCCGTCGTGTGGTCTGTGGTTTACATAACCTTCTGGTTTTGCATAAACACCTTGGGATGTTGTATTAATTGGATTGTTTATTTGTCCTGCTGCTAAAAATGTCATTGAATTTGGTGTATCCACCCCATCAATAAAGAAGCTTCCGTAAAAAGTGCTGCCCTCTTTTTGTGTAACAAGAATTGGTGTTCCTGGAAGAAGACCGTGAGGTTTTGGAGAAACAATAGTAATTCTTGATGGAGTAGCTTGATCTGATACTGCAGAAAATGCTCCTAGGTTTCCAACAATTCCACCCATTATGTGAGCATTATCAAAAATACCTCCACCATAAATTGATGTTAGTGTTCCATCAAGGATGCTTCCGCTTACAATACCTTTTGCTGTGTATTCAAATGTAGTTGATCCTGTTGGTGTAACTAAAAATGTTCCGTCTGCATTGTCTGTTGTTGTTTCCTGAACAGAAATAACATCTCCTGCGCTAAGTCCGTGTGGAGAGTTACATACTCCTGAAATCTTTGAAAATCTAGATGATGTTGCTGTTCCATCTCCTGAAAGAAGCTGAAGATCAATAGCGTTTCCTCCAGTTGATCTTCCATAAAAACCTGGATAATTTTGAATCATTGTAAGTGTTTCCCACTTAGAGTTCTGAATACCGTATTCAAAGTCAGTATCAATAAGAGACTTTGGATTAGCTGTACGAAGCTTTCCTACCGCATCAATCATGTAATCTGCTGGCTCAAAGCTTTCAGACTTATCATCATATACAATCTGGAATCTATCTGTTGAAAGCATGTTTGCTGTATTGTATTGCAAAACAAGTGTTGTAGATCCTCTTGCTTGATCTGTAGTAGTATCTAGGATGTGGTCGTATAGGCCAAGGGATGGGTCTGCAAAATTGTAAACAATCTTGTTTACTGTCACGTTAGTAATTAACAAAAGCTTTTCTCTGCGAATAAGTATTGGAAGCTTTAGAGTTCCTGTTAGTGGTGCAAACTCAATTCCTGTTGGGGTTAAAATTTTTCTGGCCATGTTTTTTTCTCCTAGAATATCATGCTTGTTGCTAAAAGTGTTGCATTGTTTTGTGACATATTTGTTAAGAATTCATACTTTGGATAGTATACACCAAGATTAAGTATCTGGTCTGCCTTCCAACTATTTAATTCTGCTATAACATTATTTACTGCTGTTTCTCCTGCTGGGCCCGTTGCTCCTGTTGGACCAACTATACCTTGTGTTCCTGCTGTTCCGACTGGGCCCTTTAAATTTCCTTGAAGTACCCATGTAGTGTTTGAAGAATTGTATTGGAAGTAATCTCCAGTTGTTGTGTTTAAATATGTGTCTAGTCCTAGCTTGCTTGCTGGATTTGATCCTGTAGGGTTATTGATTCCTGTAAAAGTATAAGAACCTCTTTGTCCCGCCACACCTTGTGCTCCCGCTGATCCTGCAGATCCTGTTGGTCCTGCTGGAATTTGAAAATTAAATATTGCAGCTGATGACGAACCACCATTTGAAATTGCTGCTGATGTTCCTGCTGAAACAGTTGTTACTGTTCCTACAGAAATAGTTGCTGCAGAACCTGTAGGTCCTGTAGCACCTTGGGGTCCTGGTCTTGAACCAGCGACGGTAACCCATGAGGTACCGTTCCATCTTTTTAGTGACATATTATGACCCTCCTATCCTAAAGTATACCAGAATGCTTATTCAAATCCCATCCAGGCTAAAGCTTTTAAATCTTCAAATACTGTTGAGTTTGAAGAAATAATAGTATTTATATTTGACGAAGTTACTATTGCCAACCACTGTCCTTGGCTTCTTACATAAGCCATTCCGCTTGATGCATCTGAAGCAACATAGCCATTTGGAGCAGAGACTGGAAAATCTGCAACGGTTGCATAGTTGGTAAATGTTAAATCTTTATAATAACTTGGAGATTCATTTTCATTTATGTCTACCCATAGCTGAACATTATCTGGATTTGGGGCGGTTGCTCCAAATTCTACAATTGCTCCATCATACTCATCTGTATCAATCCAAAGTTCTCCTGGGTATGATGGCGTAGCTGGTTCATTTGCGCTGTAAATTAATTCTTGAATTGGCTCAACATTGTCAACCCAAAATTCATATTGTGCGGGATCTGGTGAGACTCCACCTGTATAGAATTGATTAAATGGAGTATCAATGTCATCAACATCAATCCATAGATCTCCTTCTGCTGTTGCTCCTGATGGGGGTGAAATTAAACCTACAAAAAATGTACTTGGTGGGGCAGATGCATCTGTTGGAATTAATGTTAATCCTCCACCGCCTCCTGCTCCTTGAATATCTTGCCACAGTAGGCCGTCCCAAACCTTTAACTTATTTAATGGCTTGTTGTAATAAATTTGTCCGTGAACTGGAGATGCTGGTGCTGCATCTAATCCAATAATTACACCATTAGTGTATGTGTTTTTAGATGTCCATGTGTTTGTTGTTGATAATGAAAGATCTGAAGATACGTACTGCCAGGATGATGTTGATGCTTGCCAAACTTTTAGTGCCCATGTGTTACCGCTTCTATATTCATCTGTATCAAACCAGAATGTTCCATCTGCTGGTGACGTTGGAGCAAAAGCAGACATAATAGCTTTTGACGGAGGAATAATTGTTTCAAGAATAAGCTTATTAGCGGTGTCATCATAAGTTGCTGTTATATTAGGGTTTAGACCGTGTGTAAATAATGGAGCAATATAATCTTGAGCTTGCTCTTGTGTTAGCTGGGCTATTACAGATAAATTAATTTTATTTTCTACGTCATCATATGTAGCTGTTACATTTGTATGGCCAGCGTGTGTAAATAGGCCTGCTACGGAATCCTGTGCTGCCTCAGTAAATCCTGGAAGGTTTGCTGTTGTTATTTCAAAATTTAGTTTGCCTGTTGGGTCATCGTATGTTACGGCAACTCCTGTTGATTCTGTATTTCCAGAAACCATACCGCCAACAACATCTTGAACTCTTTCATCTGTGTCGGCAAGTGCTAGATAGGTGCTTGCGGCAGTAGTTATATTTAGTTTGGAAGATAGGGCGGTAGTTATTGTTGTTGCAAAACTAGCATCATTTCCTAAAGCGTCTGCAATCTCTTTTAATGTATCTAGTACAGCAGGAGCGGAAGCAACTAAGTCGGCAATCTTTTGATTTACATATGCCTGATCAGCAATTACAGATGTGTTTACCGCTAGGGTTATTGTATTAGCAACATCGTCATAAGTCTTTGTTATTCCATTGCCCGCCGTTAAAGATGTGGCAATTGCGTCCATTACTTCTTCGTCGTCATAGTTTGCGCTTAAGCTTAATGTTGCATTAGTATCATTATATGAGACGGTAATGTTATAGTGGGTTCCGTCTGTAATTAGCTTTGCTGCTACGTCTTGAATCTTTTCATCGATGTTTAATTGAGATGCGGGTACAAATCCAGCTTCGTCAAGTTCTGCAACACCGTCTGCGTTTCCAAGTAAAGCGAGGGGAATATATGTTGTTCCAACTGTATTTGAAAGACCTGATACTGCTGTATCTACATATGACTTTGAAGCCATTGTATTTGTGTTAGTCCATAGGCCTGTAGTTGCGTTATATATTAATACTTCGCCTGTTACTGGTGCGGTTATGTTAACATTATGAAGTTCTTCAAGTTCAAAGCCATTTTGAATTCTAACAAAAATTTCACCGCTGCTTGCATTTGCTTTTGTTACTATACCAATAAATACTAATTGAGCTGGCGCCTTTGGTTTATTTGCTAATCCATATATTAATGTTCCTGTAGGCCCTAGCCATACTGGATCTCCCGCCACCGCAGTGCCAGTATTTAAACCAGCAAGTAGACCTTCCGTAATAACAAATCCGTTTGTATTTACGTTTAAATTTTGAGCAAGCAGCCCTAGAGTTTTAGAAGTTGCATCTCCAGCATTGCTAGCCTTTGAAACAATCATGTTTGTTCCATTAGAGGAACTTACGTAGACGGGTATTCCAGCTACTAGGCCTTCTCCTGCTCTTACCTCATGCTTAACAACAGAAGTATAGTTGGCTGACGGGGCATTTGAAACAGATAAAATTAATTTGTTAGAAATATCATTGAAGGTAACGCTTACGTTAGAATGATCAGCATGGTCTAAAAGAGCTGCGGCAATATCTTGAACTTCTTCAGTGTCTAGGAAGTTAAGCTCAAGTTGTTTTACTTTATAATCAATAGAGGCTGGGTCGGTAGAATTATTAACACCAACCTTTGTTTCAAGAGCCTCAATAGCATCATTTGCGTCTGCGTGTTGGGCAGCATGAGATACCGTTTGTACAGAATCCGTCGATTGAGGATTTACAAAGTCATCTTTGGAGGTAGGGAATGCTGTTGCCATATATTATATTATACCCCCAAACCCTTTACGGCTATTCTATATTATACCTTGCTAAAGATTAACTGAATCTAATTTACTTACTGGTGGGTCTCTTTGTCATAGAATATAGATATTCCAGCTCTAGGGTCTTTGCAAAAGACTGTGTGAATAAGTCCAGAGGGGACAAACAAAACATCTCCTGGATTTACCGTTAAAATTTGATACACAGAGTCTTCGCTTTGTGTTTCACAAATTCTCCATTCAACCGATCCTATTGCTTGCCACAAAAATGAATCTCTTATGTCTGTATGAACTGGTATTGTTTTTTGCTGCCCAACAAAGTTTATCAGGGTACAGCCGTTGTTTGGTCTTCTGCCAAAAAGCTCTGTTGTTTTTGCAAAGACCTCTTCAAGTTGGCTAAAGCAATTGCCACTGCTAACATTGTATCCTGCCATAAAAAGATCATCCCATATTTGTAATGCGCCTATAACTTTTACTGGGCTTGGTAAAGTAACTTCTGGATGCTTAACGGTGTAATCACAATGATCAATAAATTCTGACCAACCCGTGGTTGAGGGAATTAAATTTGCAATGTAAAGCAAGTCAACATTTTGCTTAGCATTTAAAATGTCCTGTTGGCTGACATGATTTTTATCTATATATATAATATTATTCATTATTCAATACCAAATTTATTACAAACCTAGGGGTCAATGTTTCAATTTCATGGTTTATGCCCTTTGGAATAAAAATAAAATCTCCAGGTTCGATGTGAGTTTCAACCTCTAGATCTTCTCCAGTCCTCCACAGTGAAGTGCCTCTACAATTCCATTGAAATTGATCAACATCATCGCTGTGTTTTAATCCCACTTGTCCTCTATTAGCCATTAAACTTACAAGAGAAAATGTATTTGCAAGGCGGCTACCGTAAGTATCATTAGCCCAGTCTAGTATGGGGATTAGCTCTTTTACATCCGACTCAAGTGGATCTTTTGGATCAAATAATTGATAAGTGAGTCTAGACCAAAATCTGCATCGTAATTGAAAGCTAAGATACGCTTCTCCTAGATTTGAAGTGCTTAAATGACTCTTGTCTGGAAACTCTTCTAGATCTCTAGATACATACTTTGCAATAATTGCTAACATGGTTTCCCATTTAGGGGTATCTGGAAACGCATTTCTAAATACATGTATCTTTCTATCTCTTATTGCTTCTTCTATAAGTAATTGATCAACCATTTCCATCCGCCCTTCCTAATTCAGGATCTGGGTTATATTCTGCTGTAGATCCGTCGCTTCTAAGGTTTTTAATTTCTCCTTGAATAGGATCAAGCCTGTATCTTTTTCCCCAGTACCCTATTGGATAATGGTAAGGGTTGTCTGCGTTATCAGTTCTAGTTGGCAAAGGATTATTATTCCAATTTCCTTTTATTGTAACTAAAGAGGCTGCACAAAAACGTTCACCAGAAATTACTTTTTTGACTCCGTGACGGGTGTTGCCTCTATGCAATGCCATTGAGCCAGCCTTGGGCTTATACAGGTAATCATAATCTGGATAATAAATCTCTCCGCCCTCATAATCATCATTAAGATAAAGTACGCTACCCCACATAATTGGGCTTTCCATGTGTCCTTGATTGTCTATGTGGATAAACATTTCTAATTCTTTGTCTCCATCAAACTCCATGTTACTTGAGCCATTAAACATTTTAATTAAATTATGTGGAGAAGGGATCCACTCGGCTTGATAGTCTTGCTCATTTAAAAAGTTTGTTGTTCTTTGTATTATAGAATTTAAAGTAGGTAAAACGCCATCCATAACATTTTCATACCCTGGGTTTAATTTCATTTGATAATCATTAATTAAACGTTTTCCCCAATATTTAAATTCGTGCTCTTGCAAATTGTTATAGTCAAAATTTCTCATAAAAGAGTCTAGCTGCGTAATTTCTTCTTGACTCAAAAAATCTTCAACTATTATTACATTTCCATCGCAGTGTTTTTCAATTTTCATGATAAATTCCTTTCAATAGCATTCTGTCTTCTAATTATATCGTGTTTTTCTTCAGGCTCAATAATTGACCAATGGTCTGGCTCAACATAAAAGAAAAAAACATTACAAACAACATTATTTCCTGAATCTGGAAACTCTTCTCTCCAGTGCTTCTGACCCTCGCCATAATATAAAAGGGCTTCATTTTCTTGCAGTGTGTAAGGAACCCCTTCAACATATAAATCCCACGGCGTATTTTGATACACGCATAAATCTATACTGTAAGTACATGGGGCAACATCTCTATGCTTTTCTAGGGATGCTTGCCCATAGTACCAAGAGCCAAAATTAAATGATGGAACTAGGGTTTGGCTTTCAAAAAAATCCATAGCAAGGGGCATTAGCTTTTTGTGTAAAGAATCTAATATTTCAGATCCCCCAAATTCGTATCTACTAAATTCAGCAGAATGTCCTAATGTTGATTTATCTAAATTTTTAACATAATCTTGCAATTCTTTAAACTCTTCTTGTGACAACAAATTGTTTATAACTATTGGATTTTTCATTTTGGTACTCTTTTCTGATGATCGGGGTATTCAGTTTCATTAGTATGCAAACCGTTAAAATATCTGCGGCCAGACTGGTGAGGTTTTGCCAAATCTATTGTAGTTCTTTCTTTGCCTAAAGACATCAGCTCGTTTAATTCTAAGGAGTGTGAGTCTTTATCAAAAATATCTGACACAAGCTTTATGCTAAACCTATCAACAAAGTATCTTGGTATTGGAATAAATGCACCCAGGGGGTCACCTTTTTTTACAGATATTTCTATATTGGGAACTGTTATTTTTAAATTAAATGTAAAATCACGCCTAATCTGATCCGTCTCAATAACACCCGTCATCGCAGCGGTTCCTGGTATAAACCAATTTGGTGGCTGTATTGTCATAAGATTTATTCCTGGTGGAGTTTTAAATCCAAATTTGTTTTGTATTGTTATAATTCCTTGACCAAATCCATCTTTAATTACTTGCAAATCTTCGTTGTCATTATTAATAAAATTAATTTGTGCATTGTTATTAGTTCCGTCCCAAATAGCAGTAAAGTCTCTAAGAGATTTAATTACATAGCCATACTGATTTCCTATAGTTAATGGCAAGCAATAGTAAAAATGAGAATTAAACCATTCTCTTTTAGGGTTGCCCTTTAAGTCAAGCAAAACTTCTTTGTATGAACCATCCGAGTCTAGTGCGTGTGGAATTACTACAATTGTATTTTCAGGGACTTCGTTACCCTTATCATTAATATACTGGCCAGCCATGACTTTTCTCTTTTTCTTGTGTCCAAAACGAAGCAATTGTATATCTCATTCCATTTTCAATTTTTGTTACTCCATGAAGGTGTTCTGGATCCCCTGGATGAATTGCTAAAGCGCCAGACTTAGGAATAATTTCAAAATCAAAATTTGGATAATAAGTGTGTCCGCCTGTATAGTTATCGTTTAAATAAATAATAGACCCAAAGGACCTGTGCTCGAATCCTATCATATCGGTGTTGCTCATGTCGTCTGCATGTGGTGGCTGTTCCATTCCTGGAAACCATCTAATTATTTGTAATGTGTCAGAGTATATTTCTTCTACGCTAAACAAGTTTTTAATTCTTTCTCCGCAACGAACATTTGCGTCTAACATTATGGATGCAGACTTTTTATCGTATTCGCCAATTTTATGATAATTAATAACACGGTTATCCCAAAATGTGGAACCGCCGCTTTCCCATAAATCTGAAGCAATTGCAGTATTAATTAAATATTCACAATTTTCTTTTGAAATAAAATCTTGAATTATATTTGCTTTAAACATATTACCATTTCCCAAGAGGGCACAAGGCTTTCTCTAATTTAGTTTTTGCTGCCATAAAGCACCCACATTTTTTGCATTGCTTTGTTGCTTGAATAAGCTCTGGGCATGCTTTGCAAATAGAAAATCTGTTGTCTGCTTTTTCTTCAGATGCCCATTCAGAATTTGGATTAATCAAATCCCAAGGCCTGGTGTCACCTAGATTTTCTTTATATTGTTGCCATAAAGATTTTTTGCTGTCTGACATCAATTTCCAATCTAATTTTGTGGGGGATAAAAATTATTTCCATCCCAGGTCCAGCCCTTATCTATCTCAGAATCTATTGGTATTTCAACAAACCTGGGGTTATTTGATAAAGTATCAATTAGTCCACTAAATTTATTTACATCTGGCATAGTCATTTCTGTAACAACATCTTCCCCTACAACTAAAATAAACTTTTTTACCATTTATATAATCTCCACTATTTCTTCTGGGGGATATGCTATTCCGTTAATATAAGTCCATCCCATTGTTGCTTCTGAGTTAGGATTTATTTCAAAACATTTTGGCTCAGAAAGCATCCCAGCAATTACTCCCTGCTCGGCAATATCTGTTTCATCAAAAACTATAATTTGGCTAACAACGTTATTGTTATTAATCATAGCAATTTTTCTATTAGGCATTATATCTCCTTGACTTTAATATTTAGTATAGCATATACAACAAAAATAGTAAATATCTTTTAATTTATTTTTAGCAAGCACGGCAAACTCCTCTTAAGTAGAAGCAGCAGGCCCTACCTGGGTCATTACCGCAAGATGCTGTTGAACAATCTACTGCCGCAATGATAGGCGGTGTTACCGCAATGATAGGCGGTGTTACCGCAATGATAGGCGGTGTTACCGCAATGATAGGCGGTGTTACCGCAATAATAG